TTTTCCCGGAAACCGGAAATGATATTGTTTGCGTAGGTCTGCCAGGTGTTGCTATTGATGTTTCCAAAACCGCTGCTCGTATACCATTCCTTAACTTTGCTCGCCCAGGTTGTGATGTTATCTTTTGTAGTGGTGTATGTGTTACCCACCTTTGTTTTGAAACCAGTGATAATATCATTTGCGTAGGTGGTCCATGTACCGTTATTCACTCCGCCGAATGAAGAACTATTAAACCATTCCTTTGCCTTTGAGGCCCATGTGGTAATATTGTCCTTGGTCTGTGTATAGGCATTTCCCACTTTCGTCTTGAAGCCGGAGATAATGTCATTTGCATATCCGGTCCATGTTTCCATGTTGACCCCACCAAATGATGAATTGTTGAACCACTCTTTGGCCTTAGCAGCCCAAGTCGTGATGTTGTCTTTCGTGGTGGTATAAGCATTGCCTATCTTGTCCTTAAAGCCGGTTATGATGTTCTGACCGTGGGTTTCCCAAGTCTCTTTGCAAATCTTTCCAAAGCTCGTACCTGAGAACCAGTCATTGACCTTTCCGGCCCACTCCGTAACTTTTGCTTGGCAGTCTGAGAATTTCTTTCCGATGCCTCCATTGAAAGCAGTGACAAGATTGCTTCCAAGTGTGCTGAATACGGTTGAATCGGATGAACCGCCTATGCCAAATATTCCTTTGACAACATCTGTCACATTTCCGAAACAACTCAACGCTGTCTGCAATGGTGCTGGCAAAAGGGATTTAGATATTCCACCAAGCAAGCCACTGACTATTTTCTCTCCGACAGTGTTTATTTCTCCATCATCAGATCCAATTCCAAACTTCTTTGATATTCCCTCAACAACGCTTGTTTTCAGTTCATTCCAAATGGCAGTCCATGATACCCATTTGAACATATTCTTGAATGTCCACTTTGCTGCAAATACCTTAAAGACTGTTTTAAGTATTGTGTCCCAGTCAATCTCGGACATTGCCGTTCCTACGCCCTTTAGAAGTTCGTACCAATCCACCTCATCTATCAAAGTGTTAATCAGTGTGCATACACCAGATATAAGGGAATTGATTGTGCCTCCGGCTTCTTTCCAGTCGATAGTCTTAACTGCCTTGTTTATCGCACTCGCAAAGTCACTTCCGATTTTCTTGAAATCTATCTTTGCAAGGAATTTTCCAAGACCGCTGAAAAGTGTCTTGATGCTGTTGCCAAGCGTTGTGCCTACAAGATTCCAGTCGATCTCCGTAATTGCGGTATTTATATTTGTTCCAAGCCCCTCACAGAAAGTATCGAAACCGTCTTTGATGGTATTCCAATCGAGTTTTTTCAGTGCTGTGTTGACACCGTTTGCAAAGTTCGTAGCAATATCTTTCCATGGGAAAGTCTTTGAGAAATTCAGTACGGCAGTAAATACACCATTTACAAAACCGGCGAATGTTTCTCCAATGCCAACATAATCAATTCCGGCTATTGCATTGCCAAGCAGATTGCCGATTGCGGTTCCGAGTGAAGCCCAATCCAATCCCGTAACGAATGTCTTTGCAAAAAGGATTGCTGAGTTTATTGCATTGGAAATTGCTGTTCCAATTTTCTTCCAGAGATCTTCTGTCTGCAGGGCGGCGTTAATTGCATCTACGATACCCTGTGCAAGTCCCTTTGCGGTGTTATTTATCAGAGTCCAGTCAAGAGTATCTAATGCACCAATGATAAGATCTGCTATTGCCGTTCCGAGACTGCTCCAATGGAAGTTTTCTACAAATGAATCAACGAACTCAAATGCAGAGTTAATAGCTTGCGCTATTGTCACACCTATTGATGTGAATAATCCGGGAGTTTCAAGGAAACCGTTCAGGAATGTGGCGATGCACTTTGCAATCTTTCTCAGAGACGCTTTGATACCGTCCCACGGAATGTTATCGAGAGCTTCTTTCAGTTTCTCCCCGAACATTCTTCCTACATCGTAGAAATCAGCTTCATCCCAAGCATCCTTAATCATCTGTGCAAGATTTTTGTACTTATCCGCAATCTCGTCTGTTTCATAACCACTTCCATCGGCTCCGCTGTTGCTTCCGCTGCCACTTTTATCATCACTCAGGATGTTAAGCTCATCTATGCCGGTGGTAAGGTTCTTTGCCGCCTTTGCAGCACCGTTTAAGGAATCTGTGTAATCTTTATTCTGTTTTATCGCCTTGGTGTAGAACTTCTTGCCTGTAAGAGCTGAGAAGAACTGCGCCAATGCGTTTGTTGCTGCAATGAGCTTCTGAATCAGGTAATCCAGAATTGGAGTAACCACATTCAGTATTGGTTCAAATGCAGTTGTCAGCGATGCTCCAAGCTGACGTAAATCGTTGTAGAGCAGATTTACGTTTTTGTGAAACTCTGTTCCGGCTCTTTTTGAATAAATAACAAGGTTATCGAATCCTGTTTTTACGAGTTCAAATAGGTGCGTAAACATTGAACGTAATAACATGAACGTTCCAAGTCGGATGATTGAGCCGAGTTTCTTTGCAAATGCACCGGATTGTTTTTCTGAAAATCCAAGGCTCTCTCTCACTCTCTTTTTGAGTTCCTTGAATTTATTTATAATTGCAGCAATCCCAGAACGGATTTTGTTCACTACCGTTTTCACGGCAGAAATGATTTTTTGTGTCTCGTTCTTTACAGCATTTGCCACTTGCCTTACCGCATTGATGATTGCAGTAAGGATTGTCAGGATAATACCAATAATCGGTATTGCCGCCTGAACGGCTTCAAGACCTACTGCCATAGATTGGAATCCGGCGTTTGCCGCCATGCCGCCAGTCTCAATAGCCGGAAGTATTGACGCAATACCATTTAGTAAAGAAGAAAAGGCTCCAAGTCCGCATTTTTGTGCCGCATCTCCGATGGATTTAATGGACTTTGCCACATCTTCCATATTCTTAGGAGACTGAGACACCGTTTCCTTAAACTGCTTGAACTGTTCTTGCGCCTGTCTCAGACCGTTTACTGCTTCCTCATACTGTCCGGTATCAAACCGAATTTTGCCACTCTCCATGCCGCTGATAGTGGCTTTATATTTGTTGATCTGATCTATGAGCTGCTGAATCCGCTGGTTTGCAGAATTTGTATTTGTCTGGTTTAGACTTCCGTTAAGGGCTTCCTCTCCTGCTGCTGCACTTTGCCCTGCGGCTCCAAGCTGACTTTCTTCCTGCGCTAACCGGCTCGCCGATGTTGCTGCACCGTCCATAGCCGCCTGTGCCTCTTCGGCTGCCGTTGCAACTCCCTCTGTGGATGCTGCTGCCTCCTGACCGTTTTCCAGTGGTTTTACACTTCTACGGGCAGCTCCCTCAGAGTCAATTCTGATGCTGACTTTGTTGTTTGAACCAAGGTTGCCAAGTGCGGAACTGACCTCTTTTACTGTGTCAGCAACCTCTCTTAATTTTGCAGTATCAATTCCTGACAAAGACTTAATAGAAGATGCTATGCTTCTCATACCGCTACCGGCATTTTTGAGTTCGTCTCCCATTCCTGAGAAACCTTTCATTGCATCAACTATCTGTTTAAGTTTTTCTGTATCTATACCCTCAGTGATTTTCTTCATTGAGGTAAGAGCTTTTGTAACTTTATCAATACCACCGTCTGCCTTATCAGTGGTGGCTCCTATTTCCAATAAAATGCTATCGACTCTGTTATCAGGCATTTTGCCACCTCACTTCGTAAAACCCTGTCCGTGGGTGGTATTGTTTGTCCGTAAAATAAGAAAACATGGGGAACTGCGCCGGACTTGCGCTGTTTCGGTTCGTCAACCTATCCCCATGTAATCAGCTACTTTTCTCTTCGCTGTCTCAATCGCTTATTATGTTCTGCGGCAAAGGCAGCGAATCTGTCGGCATCCGTCATTTTTGTTCCTGGCGGTGCGTCCTCTGTGCTGTTCATGCTTCTTGGTTGGCTTGGGTATGCCGGAGCATTTCTGCCAAGGAAGATTGCCATGGCATCTACGACATACGAACCAACGGACCACGCCAACGTGTCTAAGGCTGTGGCCTGTTCTTTCGCTTCCATTTCTCTCTTCTTTTGGAATGGCTCTAATTTCGTAGGGTTTAATGTCCAAAAGGTCTCATAGGAAACTCCATAAAGGAGAGCGTTGGGAAGCCAAACTTTATTGATAATCTCTGTAAATGTTTTGTATTTACTGAGATCTATTTCCTCTACTCTGTTGCCGCCTTGGTTTTCTTTCCTCCGCTCTTCGGAGGTTCCTCGGCTTCCTCGCCAAAACCCGCGGTTTTCATTGCCTCCGTAAAGGCTTCCATGACTTCATCCATGGAACCGCCGTACTTCAAATGTTCGCTCAGTATCTTTCCGGCTTTTGTGAGATCCTTTGTGCCGGTAAGGACTGCGATGATTGCTCTGATCGTCTTAAAAATCTTCATGTTCTCTCTGACATCATCATCCAGAAGTCCCATTACATCTACATCGTGATCTTCCAGATCACACATAAGGTTTGTAAAATCGAGATCTGCTACTTTAATCTCTTTAGGTCCATTCGCTGTCTGTAAAATCATACTTATTAACCGTCCTTTCGTTAATTTGTCCTATTTGTACGGCAGAGGATTATTCCCCTGCCGCAGTTTCACTTTTTCACGCTGTTACATAATGAAGAGCCTCTTCGCCCTCATCAGTAATGGAGAATGACATTTCTCTCGCATTGTTGGAAGATCCGCTTGTCGGATATACCGCCATAACACCGGCCCACTCCCATTTGCCGTCAACGCCCTCTTCTCCAAACCATAACTGGTATTTATCAACTGTTCCTGCTTCCTGCAGATCCAGGAGTTTCTTGTAATCAGCTTTCTCATACCATGCTTTGAAAGCAAGATCCCCTGTGTCCTCGATACCGTTAATGGTTCTTTTCTTCGTATCGGAAAGTGTTGTAACATCGAGTTTTTCCTTTTCTCCACCGAGATCCGGGTACTCAGTAATGTCGATCAACTTCTCAAATGTTCCGGGAGCATCTGCTTTCTCGTGCATGAGATATGTCACATTTGTACATTTTGCCATCTTCGTTCTACCTCCTTGTGTTTTCCTTTGCCTAAGAGGTAAAGCCTTGATTTATTAAAACCATCGGCAGGCACCAGGCAAGTGCTTTTCAGGAGCGACCCTATCCGATGGAGTTAATCATGTTTCTAATTTTGAGAACCGTGCAAGGAATTGTGATATGGAAGTATCGCTCACATTCTCCACCGGGGAAAAATAGTCGCAATGAAATCCGATTCCTACCATGTATTCTCTTGCGGAGTTTGCAATCTTCCGCGCCTCTGAGGCGGTCTTATTGGAGTAGAATTTAATTTCTAACCCAAGATTGATGCCATCCTCAGTATTTGAAAGTGTAGGTAACGCACCGCTCCCTCCTATCTGCTTGAAATACATATAAGGGAAAGACGGCGGTGTTGCTTTGAACACCTGTCCTCCTTTCAAACCGCTATATTTGTTCTGCAAGTCTTTCAGGAGGTTGGTAAAATACAAATTCACATTGTCCTTAACCATCCTTGAATACCTCGCTTGCTATTTTGGTTGCTTCTTTTCTAAGATACTGTGCCGTCTCGTACATGAATGGTCTTGACGGCATACCCTCTGTAAAACGCCATGTTCCATCGTCAGCCGGATAATACCAGCCCTCTCTACCGTCTTTTGTGGTAAAGATTGTTGCGCCGGAATTGTACGCCCACTGCATGATTGCTTTGTACTCTTCGCTCGGATGGGAACTATCCCTACCCTTTACGCCGGTACCAAACTCAATATATTTGCAGTAGCCACCGGCACTGATGATACCAACACCCTCTGCTTCATCCAGATAGCCAATAATGGATGCTCTTGCCACTCCGGTATCTACCGGAACTAGCTCCTGTGCTTTTTCAACGCCAAGATTTGTGAGTTTTCGGATCAATGCTTCGGCACACTTGTGTATGCGCTCTTTTCGCTTTTCCAATTTCTTTATGGCTTCGTCTATGCTGTCCGGGTCAAATGGGTTTATGTGGATGGTGTCTTGCACATCTCCACCCCCTTTATCTTCCGTATCGCCCATAGATTCTGTTGCAAATCATGTTTAGGGCAAACACATATATAATCTGGTTCTGTGTCCGTAGAACCGTCCTCATTGAGAACGGGAACTACATCAATGAAGAGCTTCGAGTATTCATCAATAGGCAGCTTCTTGACAGTTGATATGGTCTTGTCATAGACAACATCCTTGCCAAACGGAGAGTCCTCGGCGTTGCCGGAGTTTGGGCTTACTCTCGCAAGCACACGCACCGGATTGGAATATTTCGGTACGCTTTCTCCGGTAAGGTTTCCGTCCTCATCCACTTCGTCTGCCGTCCCCTCGTAGGTCTGATAGAAGAATGGAACCTGATTTATTCTGAGGTCTCTAAGTCTCAGCATTGGCATCCCTCCTTAACAAACCAACATAGGTTTTTGGCGGTATCTTTGATAAGGCAATCTCAATGTCTTTTTTTCCTGTTTGTCCCCAGTTACGGGTAACGCCCAATTCTGTATGAGACACCAAACCACCCCTTGCATCATCGGAGTTGATTGCTTTTGCCAAATCGTAGATTTCAAACTCATATCGTTTGTAAAATCTCTCCAATTCCTCATCGGTAGGCTCATCATCATCCGCCCAAAAATGCTGATTTGCAGCCTGTTTCTGGGCTTTCATAAGGAGGACGGTAATCTGCTCATCAGTGAGAGTTTCATCATCGAGGATGACTTTCAATAATTTTGCGTTCATGCTCCGTCCTCACTTTCTTATCCCTGCTGAGTTAAGAACTCTGCGATTATTTTTGCTTTCACGGTTTCTTTTGTGTCATACCCACGTTCCGCTGCGATAGCCTTAATCTGAGCCACTGTCAGAGCATTAAGTTCTTCCTCTGTATACTTCTTTGTGGCATCAGTAACCGTCTCTTCTGTGCTCGCATCTGATGATGTGGAAACAGAAGAATCGGCTACGATACTGGAACCACCGTTAAGGGTATGACCTGTTATTCCCCCGATGCTTTGGTTGCTGTCAGTACGCTCGGCAGATCTGTGGAAATATTTGTGAACTTAGCACTCATCCACTCAGGCCCGTGATCCAAACCAATCTGTCCGAAGATCTGATATGTTTCTCCTGCACCAGTCTTTGCAAGCTGCTCCAGGAAGAAATTGCCCTTACCAGGAACCATCTGATGAACCGGAGCCATGATGGACGGATCGAACAGAACAGCGGTGCCGGTAGGCATAGTATCAAACAGAGCAACTGCCACTTCTCCGAGAGGGGTAACTACCGTCTGTAATTTGATACCGTTCACTTCTCTTCCGAGGGGAACGATTGTAAGGTTGTTCTGCTGTGCATCAAGGTTGAGCTGCAACATTGTAGTTGCATCAACTCCGAGGACGATGTTATCTGTCTTTGCTCCCTGATCGTGGATGGACTTTAATCCCTCTGCTACAAGCCAGTATGTGAGAGGCTTTTTAGCAAGATCAAGTACGTTGGTTGTGATAGCTGTCAGAAGTCCTCTTGTTTTATTGGCTTCTGCATCAGTAGTTGCCTTTGCGTACTTTCCGTTGATGAATGTGTACTCAATATCCTGTGCGATCTTTGCCATTCTACGAGAAACCTGAAATGCAAGCTCGTCCATAGGATTTGCCTGCTGACCGGCTACATTGATACCCTGCAGTGTACCCATGTTACTCTGCTTTCCGTAAGAAATCGCCACGGATTTCTGGAAGATCTGAGTTACATTGGTAAGCTGGCTTCTAGTTACCATTTCCGGCTGTGGTGCAGTAAGGGATGCTGTTTCAGAAATCTCCGGCTGTTCGCCTGTTTCTGTGTTGTACTCCTGACCGCAAGTAAACTCTACATGATTGGTTACAAGAGGTCTTGCGCCAATCATCGTAGAGAACGGTGTTGCTGTCTGCCCTTTAGCGAATAACATTCCGCTAAAATTAGGAACAGCGAATGATGTTGCTGTGCCCTGTGCCATAATTCATTACCTCCTTTAGATTTATGCCTGCTGATTGTTAGCGGCACTTTGATTTAATATTGCAAGAATCGCAGCCTGTGAATCACCTGCGTCCATTGCCTGTTTAATCTGTGCTGAATAGTCAACCTGACCTACGTTTCCAGACTGCGGTGTAGGCATCTGAGCCAAATACTGAGCGCGGATTTCCGACTCTTTCTGTTTGTCTCTTTCCGCCATAAACTTAGTGATGTTTCCGGTAACAACATCCATGCTTCCCTCATACTCTGCTGTTGCCGTTGCCTTTGCCATTTCGGCCGGCATACCCATTCCTAAGTAACGCTCCGATGATTCCGCTACCGCTTTGAATTTTTCCAGTTCCTTGACATAAGCATCTCTCTGAGCCTGCTGTTCCGCTTTTGCCTCTGCCTCCTGCTCTTCGGCTGTCTGCTTAGCTCTAAGCTGCTTGCGAAGATTTGCTTCTGAGGCGCAAATCTTATCCTTGTCAGTTTTCAACTTTGCGTTCTCCGCATTGACCTGTGCAAGCTGCGCCATAAGACTTTCAACGGTCATTTCTCCGCCAGAATTGTTTTCCTCATGATTCTCTACCTGAGACTGCTGCTGTGTACTAGATGCCTGAGTAGGCTGGTTCTGCGGTGTAGCCTGAGACTGCTGCTGTGTCTGGTTCTGAGTTGCTGTGCTGTTTACATCTGCCATAATTGACCTCCTGCGTTTGAACGGTTCTCTCCGTATAAATTTTTGCGTTTGTTCGGTTCTCTCCGTATAGACTTTTGCGTTTTTTTACTTGCGTCTCTGCAAGACAATAGTTGTATGCGTTTGATGAGGGTTTTCTCTAACCCGTTATCTGAAAGGGATTACTCCCTCTGTAACCGAAAAAAATGAGCCGGACACGATTCATCATCACATCCGGCTCATAGGCTCTAACTGTATTCAGTTAGTTTTTCTTTGCTGCCTTTTTGGCAGTTGTTTTCTTGGTAGCAGTTTTCTTTGCTGTGGACTTCTTTGCTGCCGCTTTCTTATCGGCAGTTTTCTTGGCAGTATCTTTCTTTGAAGCTGCTTTCTTCTTATCGTCCATCTTTTTCTTGTCCGCTGCTGTCTTTTTTGCAGTTGCCATTGGTTTTCTACCTCCTGATTTATAATTCTACGCACCGGCAGTTGATGATCTCATCTATCGGTGCGCCCATGCTATCATCAAGGGGGAACATCATTTTGTAACCATTGATGATAAAAGGCTCGTTAATAGGAACTGTTTGGCTGTCCGCCTCCCAGTGGCTAACCCGGACACGTTCATCCCTCATGCTTACCCATGTATGGGTGGTCTGTTTCTTATCCACGAGGTTCTGATGATTTATCCAGTTATATATCCAGTTCGTCTCATTCAGGGCAATTTCCGTGGCTCTAACCTCCGAGAACATCCTTTTTACACTTTTGGGAACATCCTCTTCTTTCATCAAACCACCGGTCATGCGAGACATTTTATAATCATCGTTGCCGTTAGCATTTGCCACTGCCCTCTCTGTGGCTTCCTGAATATACTTTGCAAATCTGTATGCCTTTTCCCTTACTTCTGTTTCGTACTGATATTCAGGCATCATGGCAAAATAGAGATCCATGAGTTCATTTTCATAATCAGCACTCGTCTTTTCGTAAAGGAAAATGCCGGAAATAAGATTGAGGAACTGTGCTGCAAAAAAGTCTACAAGTGCATTTATAAACTCCTTGGCGGTTTTCTTCCGGCGGAGCTTATCGTCTTTGAGAATGTTCATTTCGTCAAAGTATTCAACCGGATTATACATAGTTCACACCGCCTATTCTTCTACCATTGCAGTCTTACTTGGCTGCTTAGATTCCTCTGTCTTGTCTTTTTCCGTGTTGTTCTCCCCACCGTTCCCCTCTTCATCCTTGTATGCGTTAGGGTTCGGTTGCTGTGTCTTTTCCTCCTTGGAGGCAAGTTTCTTCTGTATACCATCAATAATAGGCTTACTATCAACCCATGCCTGTTGTGGATCTGTGAACAGTCCGACAGTGTTGAATGATGTAAGACCATCTACTCCGGCATTAAGCAATGCCACAAGGGAATTGGTCTTAGACACCAAATCATAGGTTTTTGTACGGCAGAAACGGATTTCAACATCTGCCGTCTCTATATCTTTCAGACCGTCATACGGTCTCTGATCTGTCTTAATGATTTCGATTGCCAAATCAATGAGCTGCATTTCCGGCTCAGTGAATAACTGCTCAACCGTCTTTGCGGAAATCTCCAAGCACTGCCATCCATTGGATAGCTGCATTGCACCGGTTGTTGAACCGCCGCTTGCCTCCTGCCATGACGGTGTAGAGGTAATCTGCTCCAACTGAGAATTGAGATGGTCCACAAGTTTCTGAACCTCACTCTCATTCAATGTCTGATTGAGGTAAGTGATCTTTGCCTCCTTGCCGTCCCCGGTACTCTTTGTCATAATGACTCCATCGCCATCTACGAGGTTTTTCTTGCCCTCTTCATTTACCTGGCAGTTGTGCATCCAGAGTAAACTCTGAACGTGTTGCAGAATATCATTGATACGGTCAGAATCCACAAGATTCATTGCGTCCATCAGTGGGATAACCTTTTCAAAAATACCCATGCGGTCATTCAGATAAAATTCAACGACCGGTATTCTTCGGAGTGGGTTTGGTGCGATATTCTCTTTCAGATGATAGTCTGTCGTGTTCAACTCATGCTCAATGGTATAACAGAAATTCTTTGAGTATGTCGTAAGAGTAATTGTTCCATCATCATGTACGGAATAGGTGCATCCAAGCACTGGTTCTCTATATGCGTCATTTGAGTACACCACAAAGGTTGTAAGTGGACTTGGAACCAATAGTTCAAATGGAGAATATCTGCTCTTATTTCTGTTCGGCAGCATCATCTGGTAGCCGACACCGCAGATAAACAGGTTTCTTCCAAGGGCAATATCTTTTGCCGCTTTGCTCTGCTCCTGCATCATTTTATTGAGCATGGCGATCTTCAAATCGTCAATATTCTCTCCATCGTCCTCATCCTTTTTCTTCAAAAATCCGAATAAGGCTTTCTTCTGTTTCTTTGTAGGTTCTATTTTTGCTCTCTGTACGAAAGTGATCGGGTTGGAAAAACAATATCCCAGATGCACGTCCACAATCTTTGAAGCATTGTTTTCTACGACTGTGGCATTGAGATCCGGTCTGATTTTCTTTTCACGGTTAAGAATTGGCTGATTGCCTTTCTCATACTCAAAAAGAAAAACTTCCTGTGCCACATTCTCCTGGTGTTCCATAAACGCCTTAGATACAACCGATATGATATTGTCTTTCGTAATTTCCCTCTCATCAGTCATTAACATTCGTCTACCGAGAGTCGGACGGTTGCTTGCGTACATGAAGTTTCCCCTTTCCGAATAAAACAAAAGAACCGATCAAGTCTACTTGTGACTTAACCGGCTCAAAGGCTCTTTGCTTAATTCTATTTTTATTACTTCCTTACATCCACGGCAGTTTATAAAAATCGTGCCGGATGCTCCGGGTGCTTTCTTGAAAAGAAGTTTTTCACGGTTTGCCCGTGCCTTACATACAGGGCAGTATACGTTTTCCGTTTCCAATATAGCTGCTCCTTTCTGTATGTGGATAGTTGCGTGGATGGGATTTGAACCCACGACCGTCTGATTAAAAGTCAGATGCGCTACCGAACTGCGCCACCACACATTACTGGGCGGCTCGCCACCGCCCTATCCTACAATAATGGAGGAACCCATGACCTCTCGAAAGAGGCAAGAGCCAAGAGTGGGAATCGAACCCACAACCTTTTGATTACAAATCAAATGCTCTGCCAGTTGAGCTATCCGGGCTTACCAATATGGAGTAGCGTTCACTACTCCATATCAAGAAAGGGATAATCCACCAACGTCTATACCAAGACACCATCATTTTAACAAAAAAGGAATGATAACGCATTAAAATATCGGTGTAGCCGATATTCAACGTAGTCATTCCTTTTCAAATGATATAATTGAAAGTTAAATGATGTAATTAAGTTCGTTATTCTACGTGTTTTGGTTCGTAGTCTATGCAACAATCATCCCAGGATGTAACCGCTCCGTAACAATCACTTTCCTCATTGGCGCATATCCAATCCGTTGTCCCATTGAAATTCTCATGCCATGTGCATGATCCGCAATTTTCACTACATCCCATTCTGCATCTCCATCAATCTCTGCGCCTCTTCTGGGCTACATACAGTCACTCCGGTTTCTTCCTCACACTTTTTAACCATGCCAGCTCCGTCTCCGGCATAATCCTCCCAAATGTGCTGAGATTCCACGAATATATCATTGATACGTTTATACCCAAAACCGTATGTGCGGTGCAACGCAATGGCGATAGCCGCATATATCTGTGGAACCATCTGATCTGCTGCGGTAGCAACATTCTGTGAGCGGTTTCTTCTGGCGATTTCGTTCAGAGAATTTATCAATTTATTATTCTTCCCCATTATCCATATCCTCCAAAATCTGCTCTGTATCAAGCAGTTCTGCAATATCATAGGAGCAGCACGCAGGTTCTATTGGTTCTCCGCCGTAGCATACCATACCGTGGCTGCAATCTTCTGAAAGTGTGCAGTAATGACAGTAATCATCCCCATCGTGTTCGCTTATCCATTTATTGATTTTTTCCTCTTCTGTCATTTCTTTTTCATCCCTCTGATAGTATGCTTTTTACGGTTTCCTACAAATCTGCCGCCGCCCTTTTGGTTGCCATAGATAAATGCCGCCATATTCCCACCAGACGGTTTCTGCGTGGCTGGTTTGAAATCTGTCTGTGTGTTTTCCTCCATAGGACGTAATGATGGCGTTTCGGGTTTATACTGAGGTCTCCACACCATGACAATCTTATTCTCTTTCGGATCGACAAATCCAATCCCATTTTCAAAGATAGTAAGATTAAGTCCATGCCGGATGCAGGCATCTTCGATTTCTTTCTGTACCTCAACTGCTTTTTTCTGTGCTTCTGTCATACCATTTTCTCCTTTCATCGTACAGTTCTCCCAAGTCTATAAATATTTTCATCATTGATGATCGTAAATGCTGTGGAATTTTTGATTAAACAGCTATCTGGCGATACGGCTTCGCACTCAAAATCCTTAAATGCCTGTTTCTGGTACGAATATATTCTGATATTCCCATCAATCGGTATTGAAATATTGGAGTTATAAAAACATACATTGCCAAGCCCACATTGATATTTAATGCGATCCTCGCTATACGCTACTCCATGTTCATTGCACACAAAGGTAAAGAACTGTCCGGCTCCGTTCTCCAACACTATAAGCCATCCTCCTGTTATTTTATCTCTGTGTATTCCATAATTATTCACGGTATCAATATATGGTATCTCAATATTTTTCCCATCCAGACTCACAATGAGGTTTTCTGCAAATCTACTTACAACGCACGAATGTCCCTCAGATACCGCAAAGTAACTCTCATACCCACATTTTGTAATCGTCCGTATTCCGTTGCCTGATTTTGTGATCTGAATGGAAGTTAATGTATTGGCAGGACTTATGAAGTATACCGAATCTCCTGCCGCATAAATCGGACTCTTGTGTTTCTTCTCAAACACATATTCTCTATCCGTGGTAAACCAGAACGATCTATCATCCGCTTTTATTACAATATTCTCTGCTCCAACCTCTGCAAAATGATATTTAATTCCGCTTTCGTATGCGAATTTATTCTCATTCTTAATTTCCACTACTTCTCCGGCATTATTGATATAACACTGCTCATTTAGAACAATTTTTACATCGTTTCCTTTGAGCATCGTGATAAGTGTAAGTCCTCCTGTTACCCCTTGTGATACCGGCTTAGTAATAACATTTGCATTATTATCACATAGCGGACAACGAGCATATTTGCCATAATAAAACTCCTGGTGTACATCGCAGAATTTAAGGTGCTTTGCCATGTGTTTTAATTCATCCCCCATAGATCGGCTCTTATTCTCAAAAATCTTTTTCAGAGAATCAACCAGATAAGGAGATAAGTTTTTCCACGGTTTAATCGTTCTTGGTATTTTTACTTTTGGATTGTCTATTACGCATATTCCTCGTTTCATACGTTCTACAATATCCATATCTGGTGTCACAGTCCCACCATGCGGATGAATCCTTGTAAGGGTTTTCCAAATCAAAATTGCCTCTGCGTATGTGTCTGTTTCCTCTGAAAAATCATTTCCTTTCATCAATGGATCTCTGAATAAGTCCATGCAAACTTCGCATTTTTCATCTTCCACGCTCCAACTATCACAATCTATAAAGTACACATTTCCAGTTTTGTCAAAGAGGATGTTTTGATCGTTCAGATCCCCAATACACACTCCGGCGGAATGTATATCTCTCACGGTGTCCTGTATCTTTACGAGTATTTCCAAAATATCTTTCGTGGTTATCCCATTCGCTTTCAGATATTTTTTACTTGTGAGAACTCTTACTTCCTCTCCTACGGCTTTTGGCATAATGTAACCAATAAACTTATTGTTATTGTCATACACTGCCGTAATCGGTTTAATAGCCTCCTTTGGCAGCGGTTTGTCAATGAGCATGGCAACTTTCTTTTCCTTGGCTGCAATATCAACACAGGGTTTGTAAATTTTCAGAATATCGTTGCCAAACTCATAGATATATCCCTCGCCTCCCTCCGTTATGGGGGTAAGCTGTCTTATCTTTTCTTTTCCTATCCTCGTTAGTGCCATTTTCATAATGCCCTCCTACAATACGATTGTTGTATCATCCTGGAATACTCTCTGATGTTTGTTTATAAACCTCTTTACCCTTACTTCCTTACCGCTCTGCAGGGCTTCCGTAAATTCTTTCTTAAATTGTGCATCTTTCATGGCGAATCGTATTCCGTCAGACGCTACACCAATATTCCTGTATTCGTCTTTTGGAAAAGCCTTTGTGGAAAAAATGACACCATCTTTGTACTGTTTGAGCATATCCTTATCCACATAATTATAGGCAAAGTATTTCGGGTATTCTCCGTCAGATAGTTCTTCAAACTCAATCGTTCCGTCCAGACGTTCTTTCACGATAAAACCATCTCCGCAGTAATCTACCATGAAATGTGTCTCATTTTCAGTAACCATAAGGATCGTAAAACAAAGGAAATCTCTGATTGAGCCGGAAGTCTGCCCAAATAGACCAAGTATCTCTCCAAAGGCGGCTGCGGCAGTATATACACTACATTCATGTATAATTCTGCTGTCATTTTTCAAAAGATGGCAAAACGCTTTTGCTCCAACTTCCGAATGTTTCCCCTCCGAACAACCATCGCAAACAACTTTCATCCCATTAAATTCAATTCCGTAGTCCTGGCAATTCGTACCGTAGTCGATATGTTGCTGACCGATTTTATTTATAACCATTGTATTTCCTCCCGCAAAAAAGAACGGCAACCCCTTTTAGGATCGCCGTTCTACTCTCATTTTTTATACGTCAAAAAAATCATCCTGTTTCGATACGGCACTCTTGGAGTTTTCAATCACTGATTTTGATAAGCAGTTGAAAGCTCTTCTGAGTTCTGATGCAGAACTGCTTACATCGAGGATATTCTTGAATCCAAGGTCTTTCGCCTCCTGTGTTGCCTGTCCTCCGAAACTGATAAACGCAGTAACGATTTCTTCCACGTTCAGATACTCTACCGCTTTCTTTGCCTTTGCAAACCCTCCCGGCTGAGAAGAGTTATCCATCCCATCTCCGAAAATTGCAAACACGGCCTTTACTCTCATTCCCTCATTTTTGAGGAAGTCTCTGTATTCTTTCAACTTCTCAGTTCCATCAATGATCGTATCGTACATAGCTGTGCATCCATCGGTGCTATACGAAGTGTCAAACTCTGTAATGCGCTTATAGCCTCCTACGGTTGCACTGTCGGAGAAGTCTGCTCTTGCAACCAGAATCTCATCACATTCCTTGGAATTGATAAGTGCATCTTTGAAATCCGAAAGAGCTTTTACCATATCTCTTTCATACATTCCCATAGAACCAGACTTGTCGATTCCGACAAAAATTAAATTGATGTTCTCACTGTCGATTTCATCAATGGAGGTATTTGCGATCTCAACCTCATCTAATCCGTCAATTACCTGTTCTGTTTCATTCATACCGGCTACCTCCTACAAAATATCATCTGTGCTTTTCACGATGTTTACATGGTACGTTTTCTTAAAATCATCAAAGGTCTGCTCAGTAACATCCTCAAACCCAGGAATGGAGGACATACAATCTTCCAGGATATAGATTTTCTGAGTAATCTCTGGGCGATTAGCGTAATGTTCGAGAATCTGTTTAATGCTTTCCAATACGCAATGGCTCTTTGCCTCTCCTGCAATAATGATCTTGTCGTAATTTTCCAGTTTGTTCAGGAAGTCGATATTGATGTAGTTCTTTGTATCATACTCAGGTTTGATAATTCCGTACATTTCGCTGAGTGGGTCCTGTCCTTTTACAAGACGCTGCGTAACGGCTTTCTTTGCAACAGAGTGAAAATAAATCATGTTGGCAAACTGATTTTCAAATGCCGCACCAGATGTACCCTGTAAACAGTGGTAAGACCATACGCATAAGGTTTTCTTTCCGTCTTTTTCCAGATGTTCTACATAGTCACGGCTCTGGCGAGGGTAGATAACAGCTCTGTACTTTCCAGAATCAAGGTCTGCCAGCGTAATCTGTGTGTAAGGAGCCGGATTGTTGCCATTTTCATCAATCCACCAGCACGGATGGAAAATCTGATGTGGTGTGTGGGTATCAATAGATACCGCAATGTTTGTAATTTTATCCATGTTGTTATAGATAAACTGTGTCATTCTCTCCACATCTCCGTGTGCTCCGGGAACTCCGAGTGCTCCATTATCCATGAAGTCCTGCTGCACATCAATTCCGAGAAACAATACTCTCTCTTTGTTTTGTGCTGCCGGTGTAAGCTGCTCATCGTTTGCCTTTCTCAAAATCTCATTTAGAGAAATCGGATTTGTCTGTGAACCAATACTTGCGATGTTCACAATTTCATTGTAGGGTGTTTTCATTGGTGGTTATCTCCTTTTATATTTTATTTGACCGGAGCTATTTGTCCCGGTCAGTATTTACTCTATTCGACTGTGATGCAATCATATCTCTCAGAATTGATTGTATTCTCCATGGTCTCAACCGGATTGTAGCCAAGGTTCTGCAGGATCTGTTTGAATACCGTCACGGACTGTCCGCTTGCAAGCTGCACGCCTTTACGGTTGTGATCTGCATGGAATACATCGTGTCTGCTATTCACATTCCAGAAGATAATGTTTGGGATTACATAACCGGCCTTGCGGAACTTATTTGCCATCTTGTCATAGAAAGACCACTCACGGTTTCCGCAATAGTCAATTTCCATATCAGAGATAACAACGATTGCTTTCGGCATTTCTTCCTGTGGAGTATTATGCTTTTTCGCAATTTCAAGAACCATCTCAAAAGCAGCTTTAAGGTCTGTGTTACCATCCCAATTTGCTCTGCTTACGTTGCGGATCTTCTGTTCAAGGGTTTCTCCCCTCAGAATAACCGTCTCCGGTCTGTCAGAGAACGTCATAAACAGGTTGTGGTATGCTCCCACATTTCTCTCTGCAAAATAGATTGCAAGACCGATTGAGGTTGCCATAGGTCTGCCTCTCATGGAACCGGACACATCTGCCATAACTAAAGCATTTGTTCCTTTCTCCACATAATCCGGCAATGCTTTCCACTGTGCTTCGAGTACCTTACTGCTCTCTCCGCCATAAAGGATCTTCTCAACAATATCGTAAGGGAACAGTGTTGAGGCATTGATTTTTACCTCTCCCTTTTCTGCCTTGTTGATAAACTCTCCAAACCTATCAGCATCATGTTTCATAAATGCCTTGCGGTAAATCATCATTGCACGGCTCGGAACTTCCGGGTATTTGATTTCATCCCATCTTCCGGCAGACATAAGGCTCTCAACGACACCGATCTGTTTTCTCATGCTACGGACGATTCTCTTGAAATTGTAGACCGGATAGCCTAATTTCTGCGCCGTAAGGATTCCGAGTTTTCTTGTGGCAGAGCTGCTTGCATCTGCGGTCTTAATCCACTTTGCAAGTAAGGAAATTGCATTTCCGGCATTGAGGTTCTGTAAATCTTCCTCAAACTGTTTCTTCATTGCAGCCCACATATCGTCCTCCAACGGAGTGCCGATAAGCTCATACAGATCATCATATCTTCCGAATACGCCAACCAAATCAAGATTCGGTCTGAGCGCTTCCGGGTGTTTTTCTGCCATGTAACGGATAATGGTTCTGAAAGTCTTTCTCTCTCCAAGACCTCCACGAATGTCTCTTGCGTAGAACGCAATCTTTGTAGTAAAGAGTTTGTCCTGTGCGTATGCCTCAGCAAACAGAGTGGTAATTCTGTTCTCATCAGCCTCTCTCAGCGATCCGATTGTACCAAACAGATCCAGTCGGGCATCGCCAGAGGTATTCAGTGCCACTGCGCCGTTTTCAGTCCGGGTAAATCTACCCTCTTCTCTCATTGCATCTGCAAAACTCATGTTTTCCTACCTTTCCAGGACTCTCATTTACGGAATTGAACCGTTTCACATTGTTTTTTAGACATTTGCTTTAACCATTGTGATTGCTGTAGGAGTCCCTATAAAATTGTTTACTGTTTCATTGTCAGGACACTATTGGGGTTTATGATTAACAGTCATATCCAAAAGGGTTGCTGTAAGTGTCCCATGTAAAGTTTTATGCCTATCTGGCTAACTTTTTAAGTTCATACCGCCTGTTATGTATCGCTCCGACAGAACGACCAATTTTCTCAGACAATTCAGAATCGGTAATCTCATGCTTGATTACCAGTGCATCTTCATCCGCAGTCCACGGATGAGACGGATATAGAAATGACGTTTTGCTGTAATATCGCCTATGCTGTCTCTGACACGCCTTATGATACTTTTCCATATCCCTATAATCTTCTTTTCGGTTCATAGGCAACCTCTTTCTTTTTACATGACGCTGTTTCAAACGGGAAAATATTGTCAATGGATTTTTCTGTTTTGAAAGATTGCTGTAAGCGTCACTTAATTGCCCCGACAGGACTTGAACCCGTATGCTCGATTGCTGTAAGGAACACTCCTGTCAACCATGTTCCATCCGGTTTACCATAACCGGCAATCGGGGCAGAGACGATGAGAGGAATCGAACCTCTATCCGCAGCTTGGGATTGTTATTGAAAGGAGTTTGCTGATTATGCCACTAACATGACATTCTTCTTAACAGAGCTGCTGTGCTCCCTTTGCACCACATCGCCATATAGAGTGAGGGACGGACTTGAACCGCCGACAACGTCCTTAGCATGGAATGAAAGATTGCTGTTCGGATCACGAACATGATCCATTTTTCTTTCGTGCTCTACCAACTGAGCTACCTCACTCATGTAATTGGCGCATCTTCTTGATTTGTAAGGACATTTGCGCCATCGCCTTGAATGGAGAGGGATGGATTTGAACCATCAATGAAGCAGGCCCCAAGCTGTAATATATTGCCGTCAACGCCACGAACATGACGTATTGTACATAGCTGCCGCGTCTACCGTTCCGCCACCTCTCCATATTCAGTTTTCAATACGGAAATCCGTATGAGTTGCGGAGGTTGGATTTGAACCAACGACCTCCGGGGCATGAACCCGGCAAGCTACCACTGCTCCACTCCGCCATAATGGTTCTTCGCCCCACAAGAACCTCTGGACTTTCCGCTATGTCGCATTTCTCGCATACTCATCCTTAACCATCACACGGCCGACATCCCGAATGGTGGGCTTGATTGAACAATTCCGTACACTCACTATGGTTTGTTGTGATACGCCCTAACCACCGGGCAATGTCGATAGAAACTGTTTTTCGGACAATCTCTCTAACTCCAACTGGTTTAACGTCCGAAGTCAGGACGGCTTTGGAGTAATGGGATTTGCACCCATTATGGAACTATGCTACTGTTAGCCACACCTTTCGCAGTTTGGTACTCGGTACAATGGTTATGATTTTCAGTAGTTTGTTGGGGCGGTAGGATTACGGCTGTTTCTGTGGCTTGTCCTCACACCTACCTCGTGCCTACCCCATTCCTTTACCATGATTATTCGTCTACCTATTCCGACAACTCCAAATTCTGAAACCTCCTCCACCGGTGGAATACGGTTTCATAACGGTGCATACAGGAATCGAACCTGTACTGCATTTCTGCAGGACGACTTAGCAAGACGCTCCGCTACCATTACGGCAATGCACCATACGCCGTGTTAGGGATTTGAACCCCAGAGACTTTTACATCCAGACAGTTTTCAAGACTGCACCCTCGACCAACCGGACACACGGCAGAGTAGTTTTCCCTTGGTAACGTACAAGTCGGAGTTCCTCTACCCGCCGGTCGTAAACGCCCTTTCGTAACCTTTGTGGAGTGCTTTGAAAGAGTAAGTCAAGTGTCTCCAACTGGCAAGGTGGGGATCGAACCCACGACATTCTGATTAACAGTCAGACGCTCTACCACTGAGCTACAAGCCAATACAGTCCGGCGGTGGCTTGGATGGTTGCCGCCACCGAACCGATGCAACGTGTAAGACAGTTGCCAACAAGGGTATTTCATTTGTATATGCGGTTCTCGGACCCTACACCCCTCCGCAGTCCTATAAGTAGTCCCTCAGCGCAAGGCTGTCACTCTGCTTACAGAACCCACGGCATTTCTGCCGCCAGATTATGCTCTCACAAACCACCGACTATTTACTCGGAGAGCCTTGGCGCGTCCAACTCTTTGCGCCTTACCTCGGATGTCAGGTTGTTATCGCAGTTCTCCGCCTTTCCGTTCTGCGCCGCTTAAATCGCTGTAACGCTCATGCACTCTAAGCAGTAAATTTTCCGCACCGGAGTTTTTCTTAAAAAACTCTTGGTAATGTAAAAAGCACTTGGTGATCACCGGAACCTCGCCACCGCCAATTTTCTTTCCTGTTAAAGCCGGACTAAGAAAATCAGTTAAGAAATCCGCTCATCCTACGGTGGGGAGTTGAACCCCACTTTCCCCGGCATGGTGTCCGTGGCATTTCCAGTTATGCTATCGTAGGCACCGTTGCAACGATGGTCTTTAGCGTGACTTACGCAAGCTCTCCAAGTTTAAGTCCTGTCGGCTTTCCCGGACTACTCACATAATCCTCTCAGTGAGCATTGCAATCTCCCTATTTAATGATTGCTTACCACGGCTTTCGCCAATACTTTTCAGCCGGAACACTAAACCAACTATAAACAGTCAGCGTTATTCTCAGTTGAAATGTTCGATGGGAGAATCGAACTCCCGTCCCCACCGTGAAAAGGTGGTATCTTGACCGCTTGACTAATCGAACAGAGGAGCGTTCCTTTTTACCGAAAGGCAATTAACCGCACAAGCGTAAACGGGTTCCTGATATTGATTTTTTCTTGCAAGATTACTTTCTCGGCTCATTACACCGAAATGGGCGAAAGAGGAATTGAACCTCCAATGTTTACCACGAGGGAACGGATTTACAGTCCGCCGCAACACCACCAATCGTTGCCGTTCGCCCGGAATTTTCTTTGTATCGCCAAGAACATTAGGAAAGAAGCGGTGGGAACCTTAATCGCAAGAGCTACGCCCACAGGTGGAATCGAACCACCACACTACACCAAGTTCGCTCCGATCATTTAGCGATTTACTTCATCTTTCAGTGCTTTACCAGCTTTGAACTTAGGTGCTTTGCAAGCCGGAATGGAAATCTCTTTTCCGTTCTGAGGGTTCTTGCCAACTCTGGCAGCACGCTCAGTCACTTCAAATGTTCCGAAACCGACCAACTGCACTTTCCCGCCCTTTCCGAGTTCTCCGCCTACGATCTCAACAAATGCGTTGAGTGCTTTTTCAGCATCACTCTTGGAAAGTCCGGCATCGTCAGCCATAGCCTGTACTAATTCAGCTTTATTCATTGCTCTGTGCCTCCGTTGTTGATGAAAGATCTCCAATGTCTACGATTGTGTCTGCGCCGTCCGACAGTGACACTTTCGGCAGTGCGCCGTCCCATTTCTCCAAATACATCTGCTGCAAAATCTTATTCGTCAGTGAATCATTCAACAGCTTATTGGCATCCGCCTCTCCCTGTGCTTTAATAACGGCAGCGTCAGCTTCGCCCTGCGCCTGAGTAGTTTTTACCTTGGCATCTGCCTCAGCAGCTTCGATCTTTTTCTGATTTTCAATCTGCTGCTGTTCATAAGCCAACTGTGCGGTCTGTTTTTCAGCGATTGCCTGATTGTAACTGTCCTCAAAATCAGTATTGGCAATTACTACCTTGTTGATGATTACTACGTCCTCTCCATATTTCTCATCGAGGGCTTTCTGAATGTTCTGCATGGAAAGAGGCTCTACAATTCCTCTGTTCGTTGCATCTGTTGAGGTCAAGGACTTACTGCTTGTCTTGATTGCGGAAGCCACAAGTGTCTGCGTTACAAGGTTTTCCTTATAGTTGCTGACGTTGGCATAAATCCATGCGGACATTTCCGGGTTTATCTGGTATGTAACTGTGATGCCATCATAATACAGTGCTGTTCTCTCTGATGTTTCAGACCAAATCTGTCCGTCAAACACAATGTCCTGCTGCTTGTTGTTGACTTTCTCAATCTTCTGGACGAATGGGATCTTCCAATTTGCGCCGTTCTGTATTGTTGTCTCATCAATCTGTCCGAATGTGCTTTTAACTCCGGTATATCCGGTCGGTATAATCACGAGTGAATTACCTACTCCGAATACAATCAGACCAACAAGTATCACAACAACAAAACCTTTCGGGAATTTTGCTTTCTCATTTCCCTTTTCCTCGATTTCATACTGTTTTAACGAACATCCTGCAATGATGCCGCCGAGGAAAAGTATGATTCCGATGATCGTCAAAATGATACTCATTCCGTTCTCCTTTTCCGTTTGTATTGCTACCTCTGGTAGCCGTCACGGTCATGCGCTGGACATTCCGTTTCTGTTCTGCATCGGCGCACTCAACCACCTTACTTCGTCTGGTCTATCTTGGTGTAGCTTCCATTTACCCGGGAAATGCCAGATCGCCATGCGTGGACCATCAGGGACTTGAACCCCAGACCATCCGGTTATGAGCCGGACGCTCTAACCAACTGAGCTAATGGTCCATACCTCACACTGGGGAGATTCTATGTGAGGTTTCGGAGGATTATCATAAGTGGGAACCCTCCGATGTAGGATTGCTGTCGGGGAACAGTAATCCTGAGTGGGAAGTGTTGGTGTCGAACCAACTCCTATGGATTTTCAGTCCATCGCTTCTACCGAGTTAGCTTACTTCCCATATTACGGCACTGTTACTGTGCCGTAATGGTTAGGAGAAACTTTAATGCCATACCTTGTGTGTTTAGTCCGTTGAACTTATGTCCGTGTCACTTGGTATGGTCGTAGTATAGCGTACTAAACATTCTTTGTCAAGTGGAATAAACAAAATTTTCAAAAAAATTTGTTTTTCAGTGTGCAGTCGGCTTTACAACCATTTTTCTGAACATCAGAAATCAGCTTGCTTACAGGGATTTTGAGAAAATTTGCTATATCGTATATCTTGTCGATTGACGGATAACTTTTGCATTGTTCCCAATCGCTCACGGTATTCTGTGCCACATGAACGCCCGTTGCAAGTTCGTGTTGTGTAATTCCCCTATTCGTTCTTTCTTTTTTCAAGTTGGTGGCGAAACTATATTGTCCCATGCTATCCCTTTCTATATTCCTAAGTCACTTCTCTTTACTACCTGTCCCTCTCCGCCAAGAAGAGCATCTACAAACTGGGCGAACATTGCCAGAGTGTCCGGCGCATCATCATGTTTATTCTTTCCGAGCTGTGTATAACTGCAAAGGAATGACATCATCACACCGTAATCACTCTTAGGCTCATATTCTGTAATATCCTTGAATATGACGTGTTCCTTAACCCATGAAGAATTTACGATGATCTTGGTTTCTTTGTTCTGAGTAGTGTATTTCTTCGTAATATGGCATCTGCCGCCTTTGGCTTTAACAAGTCTCTCAACCTCATTTGCGGTTCTGCTACCCTCTTTGTTGCTCTCGAACTGTGCCTGCTGTACATGATGCTTAACAAGCATATCTGAGTTGAGTTCGTCCAAGGTTCCAGGGTCGATGTTCTTGAATACCAGATCTTCCAAATAGTATCTGTCTCCGTACTGATAGAAAACTCCGAGGAAGTTGTAGTCCGTACCGGTGTCCTTGGTATCGCAGATTGCCAATATAGAATCCGGTTCTCTGTCCGGCAGTCCTCCGATATATCTCTGTAATTCTGTTGGATGATACAGAATACCCTCTCTCTCAATCGGATCACTCTTATACAGGCAGCGATATGAAACATCATCCATCGACATTTCCATATCGTGGAAGTATTTCTCATCGAATCCAACATCGTAATCGTAATCAAAGTTGCTTTTTCCGGTCTGAGGATCAATGTCCGGCACGGCGATAAATTCTGCCCTCGGATTTCCCTCATACATTCTTTCAAGCCGGCCAATAACATCATGCACACTCCATCGGGTCGCAATGTGGATCTCTTTTGCTTTCTTCTTTTTACGAGATTTAAGGTCTGTGGTGTACTCTCCGTACAGTTTATCCAGACGATCAATCGACAGAGCCTCTTCGATACCTGAAACCAAATCGTCCACATACAGAAATCCCTCACAACGGGTAACACCGGTAAGGGAACCTCTGATTGGTCTGCAGGTCAGTGTCTTAAACGGCTGCCATCTTCCAAGGTTTATTGTCTCTTCTTTTGCGTTGTTTCCCTCAAATACAATGTCTGGGAACACATCACTCCAACAATATTCATTACTGGTAATTATGTTGAGAACAGCATCATAGAACATTCTCGTCATAAATCCAGAATGGGAGGACATAAGGTTTGGTGTGTTTGGGTAATGCCCCATTACAAACGATATAAAAAACTCTCCCAGTGTGGTCTTGCCGGTGCCAGGAGGCATTGATATTGATAGAATATCCAACTCATCATCAATAAGCCTCTGCATCTTCTGTACAAGCCAATAAATCTTATTTCTTCGCGGCTGATAGTATCTGTCCTCGGGATCTCTGTTCTTTTCCACATAAAGCAGATAAGAGTCAAAATCCTTATGTTCCTGTGCCAAGAACAAAAGAGCCTTATTGTACAAATCGTAATATTTAATATCTCCTGTCGCACATAGTCTCAGTGCAAGGAATCTGACCTTATTCGCTAATTTCCGCGAAAGTTCTTTATCTTCCCGGATAACCTCATTTGCCATTCCGAGTAAGGACAGAAGATTGTCATAGTCACTCAGATCGCTTTTCAGAAGCCTTACGATAATCTCTTTATTCGATAGTTCGTGTTGAGCCATGAAAATTCATCCTTTCTCACGGCTCTACACGGCTCTGTAATATACCTACGGAATAACGATTTTTACTTTCGCATCCACAATAATTCCACATTTCATAGGATCATCGTATGTTTCAAACTGAATTGCGCCATTTTCTTTAAGTGCTCTACCAATTTTTACTGCCATTCTGTCTTTTATGATTTCTCCCATATTGTCACTTCCTGCTTCAAATATTGTGAGTGTTTTGCGTTCTCCAAATGTTCTAATCTCTTTTCTGCCATACACCGATTGCCAACCTTTTAATCGGCGGTTTTCTTCTAAGATTGTGTTATACGCCGCTTTCAGGCGTTTCCTTTTCAGACGTGCCTCTTTCCGTTGCTTTTTCACGTTTTCCCTCCTGTTCTTTTCTATCTCGTACACTCTTGCTGCAAACACTCAGGATAACCATATTGAGATGCTTATTCTGTTCTTTGAGCTGAGAGTTCTGTTCCAACAGCAGCTCATTCATCTGTGTAATTTCTTTCTTTACTTCATTGTTGGACTTCCACGACATTAAGAAGAGTCTCTGCCTCATGCTTATCGTACTCCTTGACGCAATCTGCCAGATTGTAGATAAGATCCGTTCTGCGTTTCTCCTGTGCCTGAATATCAGAGTCAGCCGTAAAGACCTGTTCCTCCAACGAAACCGCTCTGTTGTTGGTACTTACAAAAATTCCTGCTATCAGTAATACAAATGCGGCTACGATGCCGACAATAATCCCTGTTCCTTTATTTTTCATTGTTGTTGCCCTCCATCTTTATCATAAATTTGTTTTCTGCCAATACAATTCCTCCGTTAGTTTCCGTGAATATTGGCTCTGTTCCGTTGTAAATCTGAAATTCCACATCATTCCGGCAGACGGCATCTCCGCCGTCCATTGGAATAGCTGCCAGAACTTCTTTTGTATCGGTCTTATAGACCACCACCGTTGTCATATTGCACCTCACATGAAGTAATCATAACCGACACCATACTTCGCCATGATAAGGCTCTTTGCCATTTCTTCTAACTTCTGGTGTTCGGTCGCATCCAGATACACACCCTCATAGGTTCTACCCTGGCATCCCATCCAGTCATACTTGCAATGTAAAAGTTCATGCACAAGATCCTTTTCCATGCAATGTTTGAACAGTGTATTATTCTCTTTGTAAGATTCATCGCTGAGTAACTGGATGTTTGACTGACTGGATTCAAATACAAATGTGTTATATCCAGCAGCGTCAATTACCTCTTCTCCGTCAGGGTTCATAATCTTATCCTTAACGTGTGCCAGTATCAGCCACCCATCAAGGAATAATCTGTGTTGCCACTCTCTCAGGCACTCTTCTAACTGTTCCTGGTCTTTGAATATGTCTATCGGTTTTCGTTTCCCATCTCTCTTTTCGAGAGTTCCACAAGTATTGTTCTCAAAAGCCGCACCGTCCGCAACGGAAAAGCACCATTTATCTCCATATCTGCGGCCGCACACATAATCCCCTATCTTTACCGGTATTTCGCATCCGCACTGATTTCCTACGTTGGTAATGAGTACCAGCCCACCTTTTACGGTGCCATGGTCTATGAAAAAGTTCTCTCCGCTGGCAGTCATATAATCATCAATTTTCTTACCGCAAGTAAGCAGATCGAACATTTCACGCTGATTTTCCCCAGTCCACATCATGGTTTTTACTTCATCCGGGGACTTTGGTTTCAAGTTCAAATTATCCATCATTCGCTCTCCTTTACTTTCTTGGCAGATTTTACCTTGATTTTCTTTCTACCGAACTGCTGATATACCAGAGCAGACGCATGAACACTGTCCGTGCTGCATACGGTAACAGTTCTGCGGATTGGTTTTCTCTCAATGGTTTCAAACACTACTTTGTACCACCGTTGTTTCATTGGTTCTGCCCTCCTGTATTCTTCCGTATATTCTTTCGCACTTTTCGGCGTGTTCACATCTGATTGTGGTTAATACCCTTTGGGTACGATCAGCCAATACAGTAATATCAACCTTATCAACGTCAGCTTCAAAATCAGGGCAGAAAGCACAATAATCTTTCACTCTGAGTTCCATTCCATTATCCATGACAGCCCACCGCCTTTAACATACTGATTTTCTCTACCAGAACATCAACCGTTGCGTTGAGCTTGCTGTTCTTAATGCAAACTTCCTGATAATCCTCATATAATTTTCCACCATTCAGCATTTCAGTCTGTTCCTTGACTGTGGCATCCAGCTCTGCATTGAAACTTTCAAGCTGTTCAATCTGTTTCCTCAGATTATCATTCTCTTTTTCTACTTTCGCATTTCTTTCTTCCAGAGATTTCTTGTTTGCTTTCAGTTTTTCAACCTCGCTCGTAAGTTCTCCGAGTTTCTTTATCATTTCCTGCTCAGACATGGTTCCATTTTCCTCCGTCTCTTCTACTCCGAGAAGTACCTTAATCTGTTTCTTTGAAATGTGATACGCCATTGCAAGGGCAGCTATGGATTCCCCGGAAGAATACTTTTGCTCAATCTCTGTTTTCTTCACGGAAATATCCACACCATTCGTATTGAACATACGCTTGCAGCCGCCCTCTTCCAGAATTTCTACTATCGTCTGCGTGTCGCACGCATTTAAGTCCGCAAGAATGGGTATCTGTCTCTTATGGTTCTTCGCCAAGCGGTAATCCATTAAGATTTGTCCCTTATCCATTCTTACCTCCCTGTTTTACCCCCCCCAACGGAGAAAAAGTCCTCATGGATTGCCTTGATAACTTCCGCATCGTAGAGTGCATTGTGTTTTTGACCTTTCGGCAAATCAATTCCTCTGTCTGTAAGGAGCTGTTCTCTCGAAATGTCAAAAGCTGCCTTTTCTGAAATATCCAGGATCATTGAAATATCTTGGCAGAGATCATGGCAAAACGGATTGATGTACTCCGGCAGCAACATGGCTCCATCTGCAATCAGTTCGCATAATAAAACCATATCGTAATGGCACACATCTGAGACAAACTGAATATCATCTCCGAAACAATCAAGCCAATTAAGTAATGCCGTTCTCACATCGTCCCTGTTGCCGATCACTCTGGTTGTAAGCTCATCCTCTTCCAGTTCCTTTTCCAGCTCCGTGTTGCCACTCAGGAGCAGATGATCCAGAACATTCTTGGTAATCCAATCATCGCACTGTGTCTCATCGTAATCGGTCAGCTCCGCGTAAAATCTTTCGCCCTCATCAGAAACCAGTCCGATGCTTACGAGCGTTGTATTCTGATGCAGACCGGTAAACTCTGTGTCAAAAAATATCTTTCTCATTCAGTTCCCTCCGTTTCATCCGGGATCTCCGGCACAGCTTCAAAATTCACTCTCAGATACCGTTCAAACAGTGAAGCGCAAACCATTGTGTAGCTGTATACTTCTTTGTCAAGAACCTCATCCTTGATAGAATCCGTAATCTGAGTCATCATAATTGCTGTCGGAGCCGTTGATTTCTCATTCTCAAAGGCTTTCAGCATAATGTTTCCGTCATATCCCTTGGCAAATTCCCTCAGCGTCATTGGTTATTCCTCCGATTTCTGTGCCTTTTTAGCTTTTCTGGCGGCTTTCTTTGCCTCTTTTTCAGCCTGTGCCATCTCAGGAATGAACTCACGGAAGATGTTGTTGTAATTTCCGTTGTTGCCAGCCCACTTCTTTACAATAGCCATAGCCAGACCGTTTTCCTTGGAATAGGTATCAGCCTTTTTGGGTTTGCGGATGGTTATTTCCTTGCCATCAACAACCTTTTTCTTGATTTCCACATTATCCATGCAGTTTACAACCGTCTTTGTGCCGTCAGACCAAAATACGATTGTTGCCGGATTCTGGAACAGGACTTTCTCAATACCGTATGCTCCAATAGGCTTGTCCTCAACCATTGCTTCTACACACAGTTTGTCCCAACGATACGGGCTGCCGCATACATGATTGATCTTCCCTGCGTAAGTCGTGCCGTCCTCGCACTCGATAGTTACTCTCTTAAATTTCTTGTCCGCTAAACTTCTATCCATATTGTCCTCCTTAATACCTAACTGGTTAAAAATGTCTCCAAACAATGTTTCTCCTGGAATAGCGCATGATGCTATTACCTGGTCTCTTAACAATCCGATTGTGGCATTTTGACATTTCTGTGAAAAATCCTCTGTGATACTCGCAGCCGGTATATCATCAAAATCCGGCCATGGTTCTCCGAGACAGCGTGCTCTTTCGATGCTCACTCTCCGCCACTGTTCTGCCGATGATGTTGCCGTTACCTGTCTTGCATTTTCCCACCATCGGTTTTCGGTAAATGCCGAGTGTTGCATCACTCTGTCAAATGTTTGTAATGGCGGTATCAGCCGTTTTTTCGGTAATCCAAAACGTTCAAAACCATGCATGGCAAACGCTATCGGATCGGGTAAATGTGCCGCTTCTGGCGGTCTCCACGGTTTCTTTTCTTTCTCTTCCATTGGTGTCCTCCTTGTAATTTATTATCAAGGGCGGTATGCCCTTAATCTCATGTTGAAATTGTTCTCGATTTTCGCTACCACGCAGTCCTCTTTCAGTATGCACTTGGCGCATTTTTCGAGATTTCTGTAAGGTTCTCTGCCAAAACATGGGCGAAACAGCTTATTTATGGCAGATTTCTTCATTTTCACTTCAAAAGGTACTTCAAATCCCTCTTTCAGATGAACAATATCCGGCATATCATACTCTTCATCCAATGTAGGCTCAGATATTTCCTTAATTTCCGCAAGCGGTATGGGGTCTCCAAGCCATTCATCCATGATAAAGAGCTGTGGTTTGGTCTCATTTGCCATACATATCCCTCCTACACCTCTATTAAAGTGAATACGCGTTTGTATACATCCTTGTCTGGCAGACAAGGCAGCCTATTCAGTGTTGTGCCTCCAAGATAAACGTTAAATGTACAATCCCCTATGGTTAATGTTCCTATGCTGCCCGGATCATTCAGATCCACTTGTACGCTATTGTGCTTATTCAGTATCGCCCGTATGGTCTTGCATACTTCCTCATTTTCTTTTTCTGATGCAAGGCAATCAAAACACGGATTTTTATTCTTTGATGATCTCATAATATTCTCCCTCACACTCTTTCGGAGCCATAGTTCCCCATCCGTCAGCCTTTCTCAGTTCATAATGGGTTCCTCTGTCGATTGCAAAAAGTTCTTCGCCCTTGTCAATAGTCATTTCCATATTCTTCTCAATGTCGTTTACGACAATATCCTGTAAGAAACGTGCTATCATGTCTTTTTCTCCTTTATCGCTTCGGCAAACGCCGGATTCTCATACAGCTTTTCAGTAGGCCATCCCATGTGATGATACAGTTTTTCCATAAATTCAAGGCACTCCGCCTTATCATACGCCAATAGGAAACACAGTAATTGTTCTCTGTTATACAGCACTGACGGACCGACTCCCATTTTGATGTAATCGTAATCCGGGTAACGTACCTGAAACTCATTCGATGTAGCTGCCAGTATCTCAAATTTCACTGCCGATCCGCGCGGTTCCCTTATGCAATGTCTGAATGGTAAGAAATTCATACTCTCTCCCTCATTTTGGAAAGTTTTTGTTCGGATCTCTCCTGCGCCTTTTTGAGACGTTTTTCCTCTCTATCCATTTTCTTGATGCACTTATCGAGCCGTTCTGCGTATGGATTGCCCTTAATGTCTTTCTGGGAACACTCCATGATGAAAGCCTCCCTTGCCTCAGACTGATAGACCGGTCCCATGCGCCATTTCTTTTCCTCTTTTGCCTCAGTCCAAATCAGCACCGCAATTTTCAATACGAACCACACTGTATTTAGCAGTACCAATGCGATTACTACCGCCACTATCGTTTTTACCATTTTGACTATCCCTCCTTTGAATTTTCTATACCATCCTTGTGCCCGTGTACGGATCGCATCTTTCGCACGCTCCCGCTCCATACCAAGGGCATCTGTCACATACCAGCAATGCCGTTGGCTTGCCGGATGCGTTTCCGCCCAAAAGCGATATGGTCCTATCTGCGTCCCTGACCCATGTTCCCTTTTTATTTTTCGGGAAATTTTGAGAATCACTGCTCCAACCGTCCATCCAGATATTCCTCCGTCTGTGTTTCTGCGCCCACAATCTTGCCAAGGTTATACCCACCTGTGAAGATGAGACTTATCGCAAGCACAATGAGGGTTAGTATCAATGCTCGCCGTACAACTGAATTTTCCCACGCATCTGCCACTATGTTTTTGAACCATTTCAGGATTATTTTTGCAGTGATTTTCTTTCGGAATGGATTTCCCCTTACCCTCCCGGATGTAAGAAACCTCTTCCACATATTCTCACAGTTCTCATTGCAGATCTCCGTGAGTGGACATTCACAACATTTCTCCATTGCGTATGCTACTGCGTTTGCTATTTGTTCAGCATCTTTCATGGTCTTTCTCCTTATGAGGTGTAAGCCTCCGCCGATTTTTATTTTCCGCCTGTTATCGTTTCTACGAGCAGACGTGACGGCATCCTCATTATGAGGTCATTGCACATCTGGTTCAGACGGTGGTTCTCATCTGCAAGCGTATTTACCATGAGATACAATCCCTCTTCTTTGGTAAGTTTTCCGAACTCTATCATCTGGTATATGTGGAATACCGTTGCATTGGTCTTAATATGTGTTTCTGAAATCCCCTCGGTGTACGCCTCTGTCATGCAGTCCGGTTGAACTTCCGCAGCGTGTCCTCTTTCCATTTGTCCCATGCGGTCTGTTTCTTCTCTCTGCATACTTCCGCCTCTCTCTGCTCATTCTGTGTTACTGTTTCTTTGTTCTGTTCCATATTTCTCTCTTTCTATGCCGGTAGGCATCCGCCGATTTTGGATTTTGGGGTTTTGTAAACCTTTCACTTTCCATCTGTTATCTGGATGCCGTATCTGTACTTACATTGTAAATTGGGTGGTTTACGGTAATAGGATTCTTTGCTATTTTACGATTGGGGTGGTTTAGTGCTTTTTAATTTTTCGGGAACTCAGAGGGGTGAGTTGCCCCGGGAACGATCCGCCACACACCCCCGCCCCAGGTTATAAGCTGCCGGACCTCTGCGCCCTGGCATCCTACCAACCGCCGCCGGATCTGTCCGAGTTCGTAAAAGTAAAAGAAAACGAACCGCAAAACCGCATAAATACTATATATTTATATCTCCGTCCGTGTCTGCCGGATCTTTTCCGCTCATTTCCACCGGTAAACGCTGCGCAATCTCTGCCGCTGTTGGTAGTTCTGCCGCCTGTTTTCCCACGTTTAGATCTATCTTTTGCGCCGCCTGCGTGTAACCGTGGTTATTGTTCATATCTGTAGCGAATACGATCGGCGGGATCTTGCCAGCAAAGGCGAGTTGTTTCTTAAATGCTGCTATACTTGTTTTCAGTCTTTTTATTGTGTCAGAATACGCACCCGGGCGGGCAGTTTCCCAATTATTAAGCGTTTCCCTAGAAATCCCGGCAAAACTGCAAAAGCCCTCTACATCAGGCACCAAGCGCACACCCTCCGCCGCTCTATCCTTAATATATAAAATGTATTTTTCCGCTACCTCTGTAAATTCTTCTACGGTTTCCAGTTTCCTAGGCCGTCCCCCTTTGTTTTGTACCTCTCCGCCCTCCGGCGTTTCCCCTGTCTGTAAGAATCCAGTCAAAAAGGCATCACATAAAGCCGCCGTTGTTTCTGCGTCCGTTGGTTCATAGTCGCGCCCCTCCTTAAAACGTTTATAACTCTGTTTCCTGACTCCGTTCTCGTCTCTCTGCGCTGTTTCTTTCTTCTCTGCTGCCATCTCTGCGCCCTCCTTTCCTCTGTGCCCTCTGTGGCGGTCCTACGTTGTCACATGGGCAAAATAAAAAGGACACCGGGAAAAGCTTTCTTGTGCTTCTCTCTGTGCCCTACGTTCTACTTTTTCGGCTATCCTTATTTATTTATATGTGGATCTGCTCCGCCCTCCGGCGGCTCTGTTATTTCTATTTCAATTCCGCAACCAATGGCGGCGGCGTATTTCTCCATATCGTCAAGCGTGAATTTATCGGCGTTTAGTCTCTGGTTTACATTCTGCCGGGACACGCCCAGACGATCCGCCACCTCTTGCACCGATACCCCGCGCCGCTTCATCATTACGCGCATCTTTTCGCCAAAACTCAACCGCACCGGCTCCGCCCTCCTTTCTGTTCTATACTCTTATATATTATAGGAATCTGCGCCGCCTGTCAAGTCTGCCGTTTACATGGTAAACACTGCGCTTGGGTTTTCTTGCACTTTGTAAAGTGTACAATTTACACAATAAGCCGCCCTTATTTTGTTTAGTCGGCTATACATATTTCACAAACCGCAATAGTTTGTAAATTTACCGCTTGACTTTGTAAAGAATAGGCTTTACAATACAAGCATAAAGAACGAACCGCAACGGACAACAACGAACCGCCGGACGTTCAACAAAACAAACAAGCGCAGGCAAGGGCGCACGGTGTACCCCAAAAGAACAACGCACCGCAGACCGGACCAAGGGACCAACCCGGACCAAGGCAACGGCGGCGCGGCACTTATTAAGACGAGACCGAAACACACGCCCCACCGCCTCCGGCTTGTATCTCCTGTGAGGGCTGCCCCCTGTGGTAATAAGTGCATATATCAGGCAAAAGGAAAATTGCAAACCTGTGCTAGGGTGTACCAATTCACACCGCACATATAAAAAAGATAATTGAGTTATTGGAAGTATGAAAGCACTTTGAAACTTTCAGAACCGCACGAGATCGGGAAAGCGGTATAAAACCGGCCCGGCATTGAGTGAAAGCAGTTAGCACTTTTACAATGATTAACGCCCCCGACGCTCCCAGGGGAAAGCGGGAACCGCTCCGGAACTATTGAGCCGGGGCGATGGCTGGAACGAGTTGCCTATATACACGCAGCATAAAAGGGAATAGGACAGGCGAACCCCTGAAAGCCGCCGTCTGCAAGTCTGACGCAAACGACTATTGAACCAAATAAAAAAGGGCGATCCGCTACACCTACCAAGCGACACGGACCGCCGCCACCCCTCCGGGGCTTGTCTCCTATTATAACAGGCTTTCCCGGAAGGAACAACAGAAAAGAGAGGGAAAGACCATGACAGCAGAAAAGATTATTGATTCTTTAAAATTCACATTTGAAGAGGCAGACGAACAAAAGGACCTTTTTACACCGTCCCACGTTCTCTATAAATGCCGCATTATCAACCCGGCAAACAACCGCCGTTATACTTTTGATTATCAGTGCAACCCATCCGCAACCCATGAGCCGGAGAAAAAAGACTGTTTATATTGTCTTTTGTCTGATTCCTCTTGTGTAGAGAGTTGCACAGATGAAGCCGACTTTTTAACAGAGTTTGGATATATTGACGGCGGAGCGGATCAGATTAGAAAAGGCTTGAAAGCGTTTAAGGCTTGCCAGAGAACAAAGAAAGCTATTGAAAGGCTTTTCACGGATGACGAGATCGAAGCTCTGCAGGCACATTTTGAAAACTACTAAACCGATAGAAACGAGGCGCGCGCCCTCCGGGGCGCTCCCTCTCAAAATATAGGAGGCTTATATATTATGATGACATTATCAGAGGCGAAAGCCATTTATAAAACGGGCGGCGGTCATTTCTTCGACCGTGAAACGTTCAAATATTGGGGATCTCGTATAGAATCCGCTTTGTATAAAAACCGCTGTTTTGTTACCAGTGAAAACAATTTTGACGGCAGCCGTAGAGCTTACACCGTGCGCCGGTTCTCTCCTGACTTTCTGCATATTGAAACCGTTGGAGAGTTTCAACAGTACGCACTTAAAGAAACCGCCAGAGAGGCAGCAAAGGAGGCCTAAACCATGAACAACGCATATATTAAAAATCTTTTATCTATCAACAAAAAAGCTTTTCAGTTTTTGCATGATGTCGAGGGCTTCGACTTTGAAAAGCCGTATTTTATCACACAGCAGCCCGGGAAATTTACCGCAAACACAGTTAAAAAGGCAGTAGCCGAGACAATGAACCCGGCAGCGTGTAAAATCTCCGTTTTTATTGTTCCTACCGCTTCGCGATGTCTGCAAGATTTATATTTCGCTGTGCTTAAACTCAACAATTTTTCAGCTTGTCGCCGTGATGGTGTTAGTTATTGGAATTATAGAGTCGCTGCCCCTGGTCTTGATATAGATTATTGTTTTAATATTAGAGACTTTGAGGAACTGCGCAAGAAACAGACTGAAAGCATTTTTATAATCGCCCAGGATAAATGCTATATAAAAGAACCAGAAACAAAAATATTTAATGTTTCCCGGCGGTATACTCTGGACGATGCCAGAAAGAGCACGGACGGACGCGGAAACGATTATATAAAATCCTTAGTATTGACCGCCACGGATGGCAGCGGCGCACGTTTCACATACGAACCATACAACACATTTTACGGAAATGAAAAACGATCCGCGGATATTGCGGACCATATCGACAAAAGCGGCTACTTGTTACGCCCTCACCGCTTCGCATTGATGGAGAGAGCAGAAACATTGAGACGAACCAGAAAACAGGCAGAGGCAGACAACGCCGACTATACAAATGAGATAGCCGAACTGCAGAAACGCATTGACGCAACTAGAATTTTATTATCTAACGCCGTTTTGAATTGTCAGGACGCAACCGCGGCGCGTGGCGTGTCTAACAAGATGAATTATTTTTCTTATGCTCTTTCTTACTTTGAGACATTCAAAGAAAAAATAAACAGCAAGCGTTATGCAAGTATTGAGCGCATCAATTCAGATATTGAAGATATAAAAGATAAGTTGGATCATTGCGCAGAGTAAGGCGGACGGCGGCGGATCATCCGCCCCGGCTCCGCCGGATATATTGAGAGATCGGAGGCTTTAGGATGGCTTATAAATATCTGAACCGCTCCGCAGTATTGGAACATCTGCAAGAGGGGCAAACAGTAAATATTGATGAATATATAGAAAAGCTGCGTTTTTTTAAGAAGTACACCGACAGCCAAGGAACCTATATAACGGATCGTCGCTATATTGAGTATGCAGAAATCGGCTTGCACTATTTCGAGTATGATACATTGATAAAATTCTTTGATGATTTCAAACATAGAAACCACGCAAAACGTATATTGATAACATTCAGCAAAAACCACCGCTTACAATGTGAGCCGGTGCAGGATTAAGGAGGCCTTTATATTATGGGATGGGATTACACACACGCTACACACTACACCAGAACCGGAGCTATTGACCGGAAAACAGAGATTGACGAGCTTTACACCTGGCAGAACGACACGAAAAAATATGAGGTTGTCCGCTCTTGCATGGTTGGGGCTACATATTACGCCGCAGTAAAAGCAACCGTATTGAGCACCGGAGAGGCTGAGACATTCGCCGCTGTTGCATTGACGCACACCAACAACCGGGACTATTTCAACTTTGGAGTTAAGACGATGGAGGAAAGCATGGGACCTTGTGAAGATCATTGCCCGGCTTCTATTCTCTCTCTTCTCTCCCCTACTGATTCAGAATATGCCAATAACTGGCGCGAGAGATGCAGAAAGAACATTGAATCAAAGAAAGATCCGCACGCATTAAAAAATTTACCTGTCGGCGCAGTGATCCGCTTTACTCTCCACACTGGGGAAAGCATTGAACTATTGAAGCACGCCGCGGCGTATCAGTTCAAACGCCCTTTCTGGTTCTGCCAATCATCCGGCCACTATATGCCAGTAACCAGGATCCCGGCAAATTATGAAGTAGTCACAGCATAGCATATTGAGTTTAGGAGGATAAAAAACCATGAATAATACAGCATTGAGAATTGAGAACGGTATGAGCAGTTTTGAGTTACTGCAAGCCAAGGTGTCAAGCCTTGAAGCAACAGAAAAGCGAATGAGCATTGAAGAGGATCGCCGCATGGCTGCCATTGATGCGATGGATCGCACCTATAACAACCCATCCACACCACGCCGCACACGCTTTGAGCTTTCTATTGAGCTTCCTATTCAGCGTGAGGCGTTGAAGAACTACCACAATGAGCGCAGCCGGGTATCTGCCGAGCTTCGAGGATTGAGAACAGCTATTGACCTGATCTTGACCGTTTCCAACTACGGCGGAGAGGTTACACCCGGAAACCGCCGATTGATTGAGAGTATTTTAATCTAATACGTTACATTGTAACGATATGTAACACGTTGTAATATGGAGGTAACACAAATGTTGGATTTTGAAAAATTGATTTATAACGATATTAACAAAGAGGAAACGCCGGTATTGATAAACTTTGAATACTCAAAAAAGGCTGAGGACATTGAGAGTTTTCTATTGTACGATTTAAGTGAGGACGATGTGCCGGAGGATGATGAAATACAAAGCATTGATTTTGATTTATACATTTTTAACATGGATAACTTCAAAGTAGAATGTACCTTGCACGGTGCTGCCGGGGATTACTTTATCGGAGATTATATTGAGAGTATGCACAATGCTTTTTCATGGCTTGAACAAATACCGGCAGACATTATGGCAGAGATTAAAGCTATTTTTGCAGATAAGGAGGATATGTAAATGTTAAAGATGTCATTTTATGATGGAACTTTAGACAGGATAAAGGCAAGGGAAGTTGTTGAGGCATCCGAAAAGCCTTTAATGTTCCGATATGGTTTTGCTTTTAGGGGCGCAGAGAAAAGACCCATAACCAGAGAAAAGGCATTGAACATTATTGAGGATTCAGGGAATTATCTGGATATAACAGAAACCGACAACGAGATCCTTTTGAATACTTTTTCAAGTAATGATATGTTGTAGGAGGTATGACATGGTAGTTATTTCATTGACAGATAGAGAACAGACATTATTGAGTGATAATGTATTGACGATGATAGAGAACGCCGGACAGGCGCAACGCCTTGTATGTGACACCGAATCACAGAAAGCTATTGACATACATATCAAAGAATTACAGGCATTAAACAGAAAGTTGTGTACTACCGGCATCCGGTAAAGAAAGGATTGAGAACCATGAGAAAGAAAAGCGTATTTATTAACTGTATGGAAGCATTGACCGCAAATAGAAAACACAGCGAAGCCCGCGCACTTCTCAATGCAGGACTGAAAGAGTCCGCAGAGAGACAGACCGCCGCTACTGCTCCGGCATATGAGCTTACAAAACCTTATATCTTCCCTACCGTTGAGGGCAATATGACTTATCACACATCATGGGGATCTCACGGAGTAAAGAATGAAGCTGAAACCATATTGAGTGTATTGAACTCTTTCCGCCTCCGCTCCACCCTTGCAAAGATCAACCAGGGGCCACGCCTTACACAGTATGTTATTGAACCGGCTCCCGGAACTCAGGTGCAAGCCATTTTGAGACATGAAAAGGAATTTCAGGCAGCCTTACATTGCAACGCCTCTTTGAGATTTGATAATGGCTATGTGTATATTGAGGTTCCGACCGGTACAGAAACCGTGTTCTTGGGCGATATGCTCATTGATAATGAGTACCAGTCCACCGATGGTTTTACAATGGCAATCGGCATGGCGGTTGATGGTTCTAAACATTATATTGATATTGCCAAGGCTTGCCATATCCTCATTTCTGGTATGACCGGATCTGGTAAATCAATCGTTCTGCATAACCTCATCTTGTCTCTATTGATGAAAAAGAATCCGGCACAGATGCACTTATATATCATCGACCCAAAAGCAACAGAGTTTGAGTATTACAAGAATCTTGCAGCGTGTACGGTTGTATCTGAGGTAAATGGTGCGGTTGAGCTATTGAAGAACCTTTGTATTGAGATGGATCGCCGCTACTCCATTCTTGCCTCTACCGGCTGCCGTGACATTGACAGCTACAATACAAAGTTCGCAGATGCTCCTATGAGACGTGACATAGTTTTCATTGATGAGTTATCCGACCTTATGAGCATGGGTGGAAAATCCGTTGAGGGACATATTGTAAGAATCGCACAGAAAGCCCGTGCCTGCGGCATCCACCTTGTAATCGCTACACAGTACCCGGTTGCAAAGGTTGTTACCGGATTGATTAAGGCGAATATGCCTACAAAGATCTGTCTCCGTGTTGGTACAGTCACAAACTCTATGGTTGCATTGGATATGGCCGGCGGCGAAAAGCTCATGGGACATGGCGATATGCTCTTTCTCCCTAACGGTTCTCTTTCCCCGGTAAGGTTGCAAGGTGGGTTTGTATCTGAGACGGCAATCAACAATGTCGTTGCCGGTTTGATGAAAAATCAGTAAGTAGGAGGATGGTTAGAATGGCAGGAAAGACAACAACAGCTTGTACGCATGAACAGTACGAGACTATCATAAAAACTTTATATGAGGGCATTGGAGACTGCATACAGCCTAATCCCAGGATTGCTACGATCCTCGTTATTGAGGCGAATGTAGGATTGCGTATTGGAGATACACTCTCCCTCCGGCGTTCCTCTTTTATCAAGACACCATCCGGTCACGCTTTTAATATTATTGAGCATAAGACCGGAAAGGTTCGCCGTTTCAAGGTTCAGGAACAGGTCTACAACTTCCTCCTTGAATATGCGGACTCTGAGGGCATCGAGGGCGATGATCTGATATTCCCTATCGGTGTCCGAGCAGTGCAAAAGCATCTGAAAAAGGTTTGCGACTGGCTCGGTCCTGGGTATGAGGATATATCCACCCATTCGTTCCGTAAATACTTCGGAACAGAGATTTACTACAAGAACGGAAAGGACATTGAACTGGTCCGCCGCCTGTATCAGCACAGTTCCGCCGCCGTTACGGCTCGTTACTTGGGTGTTACGGACGAAAAGATTGAACAGGCATTAGATTCCCACGTTGATATTATTTACCGCCCCAAATGAGGCGCATATATAGTAATGGTTCCTTATAAGATTTGTCTATTTGAGTGTCGTGTAACAGGTTTCTGGCAGTTTTTAATGTGAAAACTGCTGCCGGTATGAGGGTTGATAACGGCATACACCATCCCTTTGTTGGTTGACAGGTTTTCCGGCTTTAATGCGAAACCGGATAAGGATAGTGGGATCTCCTGACATTCGCGTATCTCCGGCGGAGCGCACGATGCCGCTTGATAAGAACGTGTCCAAATAGACAAATGCTATAAGGAACCATTGAAGAAATGGAGGTCTTAGGCATGATTGATATTACAAACTGCAATAAAATCATAGTCGATACCATCGGGAAAACAGAGAAGATCATTGAATGGTATCAGCAAAATAAAGATTGGTTGGATGCCGAAGAGTTCCGCATCCCCATCCCCTCCGCATTGGTTGAGCTGCCGGAGGAAGATATTAAATTCTATTATGAGCAGGAGGGTGTATTCGTCAGGCTGCATCTGTATATGGGTGGCGTGTATGTCTGCAATTATCGGTATGATCCGAAAACTCAGGAAATCGAAAACATTGTCTTTCCTGCCGGATTAAGCAAAGAGAAACGAAAGGTTGCCCGGATGGTTCTTGCCGCTGACAGAACGCCATGCAAGGAGGCATTGAAGTTCCACTCTCTCATGTGTTTTGCAGCTCATTACCGCAACTGCATCGAGACTACGGAACAGAAAGAGAAACGTATTTCTCATAAGCATCGAAAAAGCCTCCGCCGTTCCGGCGGTGCTACACCACTGATAACCACATACCGCATTGATAGCAGACCTGTTCCTGCAGACGGTACAAAAAGGCACTACACAAAGCCTACCGAACAGGTAAGTGTGAGGGGATTTTACCGAACTACCAAAACCGGTAAACGTGTATGGGTTCGCCCTTTCACAAAATACAATGGAAATTCTGGAAATAACAAAACATACAAAGTATAGGAGGATCACTATGAGTAATTTGAAAGTTTATGCAAAAACCATCGAAGATGAGGCTTTGGAACAGATTAACACTCTTCTGTCTCAGGATGCCTTTAAGGACTGTAAGGTTCGTATCATGCCGGATGTTCACGCCGGAAAGGGATGCGTCATTGGCTTTACTGCGGATCTCGGAAACAAAGTAATTCCAAACATCGTTGGCGTGGATATTGGATGCGGTATGCTTTGCGTCAGTTTAGGGCATAGGGATTTTAATGCTGTTACATTGAATACTTTAGATCGTGTTATCCGCACCTATGTTCCAAGTGGGAAAAATGTGCATGATGGGCGGCAAGTGCGTTTTGAAGAATTGAAAGAACTTTATTGTTACCGGGAATTAAAAGATACCAAACGTCTCGAACGCTCTATTGGCACTCTCGGCGGTGGCAATCATTTTATTGAGGTTGATGTTGCAGAGGACGGTTATAAGTATCTGATTATCCATACTGGCAGCCGCAATCTTGGGAAACAGGTGGCAGACTACTATCAGAACCTTGCCTATGAGTTGATGTGCGGTAAGGATGATCTGTATGATCGTCAGGAAAAGCTCATTGCCGACTACAAAGCCGCTGGAAGAAAATCTGAGATTGAATCCGCAATCAAGGAGCTGCGCCGAAACTTCCGTGCTGTCACTCCGAAATTGCCGAAAGACCTCTGTTATTTAGATGGTAAGTACCGTGAACAGTATCTCCATGATATGAGGATATGTCAGAAGTTTGCCTACATGAACCGTGTTATGATTGCTCAGATTATATGCAATCACATGGGATGGGGTGTTGATGCAGATATGCCGGACTTCTTTGAGTGCATCCACAATTATATCGACCACGACTCCAACATCGTCCGTAAAGGTGCTATCTCTGCCAAGTACGGAGAAAAGGTTCTTATCCCCATCAATATGCGTGACGGATGTATTCTCGGAACCGGTAAGGGAAATGAGGATTGGAACTGTTCTGCGCCACATGGAGCTGGACGGATTATGTCGCGGATGAAAGCAAAGGAAACTCTAAACATGAGTGATTATTCAAACTCTATGGATGGCATCTACACTACTTCCGTATCAGAGGAAACCATAGATGAGACACCGATGGCATACAAGCCTATTGATGAGATTGTGGAATGTATCGGAGAAACCGTTGATATTCTTGCGATTCTGAAACCCATATATAATTTCAAGGCAAGCGAATAATGTGGCATTGATAGACACATTGATGTATAATGGACTAAACATTTATATAGGGAGGATATGTCTATGAAGATGAGATATTTTGCCATACTGTTACTGTCGGCCGTTCTTTTGACTGGTTGTGGTGGCGGCACATCTACCAAAAATGGCACTACTACGGTCACGACTGCGACAGAAAGTAAAGACAAAACAGACCTTGCAGATTTGATGAGTACGCAGGATTATTCCTGTACTGTGGATGATTCTTTTATGTATTACGTTATGTATGTAACAAACAATTCAGATAAGGTTGTGAGTATTGATCTGAATGTGACCGCATTGGATTCTTCCGGCAGTATGGTTGGTTCTTCCAGTGATGGAACAAAAGCGGTTGCTCCAGGGCAAACAGCCGGTATATGGACCACATTTGATGAATGGGATAAGATTGATAGTTTCGATTACACACTGTCGGTATCAGAGGAAAAGGAATACTCTCCTGTCTATTCTGACTTATCCGTTGACTACAATACTACCGACAGCGGCATTGTTGCATCTGTGACAAACAACGGAACTTCCGCCGCAGATTATGTGTGGATGGATGTGGTGTACCTTAAAGATGGGAAAATGGTTAATTTTAGCGAATTATCTTTTATGGATGATAACCAAGAATTGCAGCCAGGTACAACTCTTTCTCAGGAGGGCACTTGCTACTCTGATTCCGGTTTTGATGATGTAGCGATTGCCATAAATGGCAGGAAATGATTTAAGGCAGAGGTTTTATTCCTCTGCCTTTTCTATGAGTTCCCATGCCTTTTCATCGCCAAATTCTTTCCTTACGGCTTTCCATAATCTGAGGTACTTCTTGGATTCTCTGTCCCTTTCAGTCCTTGCCTTGTCAATCTGGCTTCTGAGGCGGCTTATATACTGCTCGTCCTCAGTCTGAATCAATTTATCTGAGTCACGGTACAGTGACCGGATCATGCTTTCTTTGAGCATATCCTCCCACGGCGTAGATACCTCTGTACTGCGCCCATTGATTGATCTGCGTGTTTTATATTCCCTACCGGATAAATCTTGTTTCTTGGCTCTCTTGGCACAGTAATCGCCAATATACACACCAACCCAGTCTGGGATCTCTTCTTTGACCTGATCGTAAAGCTCTCTGGTAAGCACATAATAGTTGTAGTGACCTACGAACGATTTAACTGCTGCACTATGGAAATCTGCCTTTGATACCTTGACCTCATAGCATCGGAAAATGCCCTTTGTGTCATATGTCATGTAGTCCACACGCTCCTTGCCTCCATATCCTATTGTTACCTCATAGCAGCCAAATGTTCCCATTTTGTATGTGGCTCTTCTGATTGCCTTTTCCAATGCTACGGTTTCTGCGGTTTTCATTTCAAATCCTCGATTGAGAATACCAAACCTACGCAGTAGACCTCTCCATCTTCCCAAATATCAAATCTCTCACAAGGAATTTCTGTCTCATACGTCCATGTTGCCGGAAGTCCGTCTCGGTTCATTCCATCACACCATCTGGCATCTATCCAGTTGGCACGTTCTTCTCCCTCCTGGTCTACTCCATCCTTATCGAAATAAACTCTTCCGCCATCAAAACAGCCTCCCTCATCGCAGATTGCTCCATTGAACTCCATCAAATCATCTGATGCACCCGTCACAATGACGAGACCGCTCTGTTTTGCCTCTTCCAGTACATCATCGAAACTATCTCCGTATGCTCGTCCATAGAGCTTATTTGCCAGTTCTCTTGCTTCCATATTGTCCTCCTTTAATCTGTGTATACAACGATTTCCTGTCCCTCCATTCTGTACCCAAAGCAAAGGTTTCCACCATCCGCTATTATGGCACATTCATGGTCTGACAGATTGTTTGCGTTTCCGATAATTTGATAGCGTTTACAGGCATATCCGCTGTCTCCGCTCATTATCACGGTTTTCTCTGCTAGGATCTTCTCTTTCTGTTCATCTGCCATAGACTCCCACTCATATCCAAATACCACTATCGCCTTATCCTTTATCTTCTCATATTCCTCATACCACGTTTTTATCATCAGCTACTCCTTATAGCAAATCCCATTGTTACCGTTAAATCTCATATACGGATTGATTAAAGGACTTCTGAAAATGTCAATCTCTCTGCCATCGTGCATGAATTTGAAAGAGATACTGTTATATGCTCCTTTTATCCCTACCAACTCCACACTCGTATTGCTCTGCCCCATCATAATATCCTCTACATCATATTCAGTTCCGATTTCCAATCCGTCCTCTTCTCTGATGGCTACCGCCTTGATTGGTATGTGATTCTGTACACGCATGGCTTACTCCTTTCTCTCATATTTGCATTTTGGAAAATGAGTTCCAACATCAAGGAACATATCGAGAATGATCTTTCCTGTTTCTCCACAGAAATTTATATGTCCTGCGTCTGTCTGCTTTACAATCAGCTTTTTGCAGTTAAGACAGCAATCCTTTTCGTTACGTTCCTCAAATATTTGTAGTGGTGTCTTTTTCATCCTTAATCCCTTTCTCTCTGAAATGCTCCATGATTTTGCAGATTGTGGCATCTCCGACACCTTTGATTTTTGAGATTTCTTTCAGAAAATCATTGACCGTCATTCCGGTAGACGATTTCTTTCCCTGATTAAATCCCTCACTCCTGGCTTTTTCCACTCTGTCATTGACATACTGCACCAACTGTTCATCGGTCATTTTGCGAATTTTAACCGCTTTTTCATGTACCTTATCTTCATTTACTGTTCTGCGGCAGCTTCTCTTCTTTGCCATTGCAATCCTCCTATCTCATGTATGTTTCAACGATGCACGCATCGTCCTCTGGTGTCCTCGGAAACTTAAACATGAATCCGGCTGACATTACATCATCTTCGCATCTTTTGAGGTTTTCATATTCGCAGTAAACATTTGTTGGCCGGCTTTTCTCTCCGTCCCACACTCTTGCCACCACTTTCCCCGGAAAATCTTTCGGACTGTCGTATATCACTACCAACGGCACTTTTATATCTGAGTAGTCCACCAGATTAAGTGTCGGTACTCTCTTATACAACGGCGTGTTCTGCTTTGCTAATTTCTTCTGTTTGTTCACTCCCATACCTCCTGTAATTCCACATGGAATGATTTCAATAGTTCATCGTCCATATTTGACATAAATGTTCTGTACGATATGTCCGGCTTATTTTCCATAAACCACTCTACCGCCTTTTGATTTCTGGCTGTTCTGGTAGATAGGTTTCTCCAATTATCCTGATACCGAACCCTTTTCAATTCTCCGTACCATACAAGAAATCGCTCTCTCGTGCCATTCCTATCAATCCTCATAGGCACATACGGATCAACAATCTCGTAGTCTATTCGGCGGACTGCTGCCGGAACTGCCATAACCCACATTTCTCTTGTGGCAACGGCATCCGGCACTTTATCCGCTATCTGTTCCGGCATGAGGATAGCATCACTCTCTATGTAATACGCATGGATAACAACCGGTACGCCAATCCTTGCCATGTTGTACGCTACTGTTCCGCCTTGCGGCATCGCTTGGATTGCACTCAATATGTTAGGTGCTACGCATATTCTCGGAGTGGTGTTATCCTCATCCGGGCAGATCTGTTTCGGAACTCTCGGAACAAATCTCTCTACTTCATCAAATGAAACATGAACCAATTTACTGTTGCTTCTTTTTTCTCTTCGCTTCATCCTTTTTCCGTTGGCGTTCCTCCCAGTAGGGATGTTCCAATCTTTCCAGTCCAGTGCATCCTATCTGCAGGCACTTATGGACTTTCATTTGCTTCGTTGATAGATACCCTTTGTGTGTTTTGCAGTACGCTACCGGCGATTTAACCATATTCTTATCAATGCTCTGGAATAAATCAGGCATGGATAAGGGCTTTCGGAAACTCTTGAATGAGTTCTTCGCCCCAAATGTCCGTGAGGCTTGGTTTCATAAATACCGGTATGTTGTACTTTCTGCACTGCTCCACAATATTTTCAATCCATTCTCGTCTTGTTATGACTTTATCTTTTCTGCTGCCAGTCTCCGCTCCTACGATGATCCACTCAGGGATGTATGATTTCTCGCTCAGTTCTCCGAAGTCTGCCAATATAGGCTCTACTGACAAAAACGTATGGAACTCATAGTGTCCGTCCTGCCCCATATACTCCGTATCTGGATCTGTGACTGTCGTTCCGTACCACATATTATCTCTGAGTGGTAATTCTCCATAATGATGCAACTCCATATATCTTCCGGGATTCTTCGTGAGGAAGAGGTAATTATGCTGCGGAGCTTTCTCACAGGCATTAAACACTTCCCTGATCCATCTATCAGGAACCCACTCTCCAAACACATCCGACATTGATCCGACAAAGATATTTCTCTGCCTCTTTTTGTCTCTGTATTCTCCCATGCGGTATCTGTGGATTGTCGGCACAAATCCATGCGGATAGGCGCATCTGAACTGTTTCCCAGTCTCATCATCAACATAATACGGTTGCTCATTGATCTCGTAAGTTTCAGAACCATCGCCTCCGAGTTTGTACGTCTCAGGTTCTACCAGATGGCATCCTTTCCGTGATACAAAACGGTTTGCAATGCCTCTGGCATAACAATAAGGGCATTTATGACGGCAGCCGGTAATCGGATTCCATGTGCTGTCAGCCCACTCTATTTTCGTTTTATCCAAGTCTCTTCCTCCTACCTGTGTATTTCCCTACATGATTGATATAACCGCAATAACAGCACTTTACCTCGTCTCTAAGACGGCTCTTATAAATCTGGTTTCCGCAGCATCCGCAGTCAAATTCCTGTGGATTGATTTTCTTTTTCTTCATAAACGCATCACTCCTTTGGAAATAATTTGTCATAAAACCATTCAATATCACGGCGAATCTTGAAATATCTAAATTTATCCTCTTCGCTCGTGCTTCTTACACTGATATACCCGTGAAAAGCATTTACCTCTTCTACTACCACCGGAAGCTCTGCATATTCCGTCTTTAACATCCACTCACTTCCGAGAGGGTATTTATCGAATTTTGAATAGTCGGTCTTTTCGTCCGTATGAAACGGAAGATCGTATTTTCTTTTATCCACAGCCAAATCGTCAATATAGCAAGTGGCATACACTTTTCTTGGATTGTTACCATATTTTTCAACGTTTTCCGGCAGATTATCATTGACCGCATCGAACTCTAGGCCAAATTTACCGCACCAGTCCACCGCTTCTTGCAACCGCTCTTCTACTCTGCACGTCCAGAGGATCACTTTTGCCCCCTCCGCTCTGCGTTGAACAAGGTGCTGTATCAGTTTTTTGTTCGGTGCGCCAATTCCGGGCCACTTACTTTCGCAGAGTGTTCCATCGAAATCTACCGCATAAATCGGTACAAAACTACTCATCTCCATTCCTTTCCATCCCTAAATCGAACAGGGATAATTGTGCTTTTTCTCTTTCCAGCCTCGCATTTGAAACCTCATACATCTCAGCGTCTATCTCAAACCCTACAAACCTCACGCCGTTTCTGTGATATGCTATGAGGCTTGACGCAGATCCTACATGGGTGTCAAGTACCACCCCCCCCCGATAGCTTAAAAGCACCTACTAGATATTCGTACAGTGCTATCGGTTTCTGGGTTGGGTGGATGCGTTTCTCTGAATTTGCTCCGCCAGTGTTTGAGTATCTGAACAGTTTTGCCGGGAGATTGTAAGAAGTCCACGCAATCTCCGCTTGTGAAAAGGCATCCCACGGCTGTACCTTATCCCATACGACAAAACATTTTGTTGGTGGCAGATTGAAATAATTTCCGCCCCATATAATCTGATTTTTCGATACCCGGAACAATTCTTTGAAATATTCCTCTGTCGGTGGCTTGCTATCCCATTCCTTTGCCTGTCCGCTTCGTTTTAATCTGCTTGCTGTGCTTTCGGCTGGATAACCGTTCTTCGTCCGGCTCTTATTGGTTCCCATCGCCATGTTCGGCGCATTGATTCCGTATGGTGGGTCTACGATTGCCACATCAAAGTATTTATCAGGGAAAAGTTTCATGCCGGTCATACAGTCCATGTTGTAGTAACCAAAATCTAATTTATCCACTTAATAATGCTCACTCCCTTATAACCTTTCTGAAACTCATACCACGCATACGCAACTGCACTTCCGCCTCCGGCTTTCATTTCCTCAAACATTCCGTTTTTGGCGCACAGAATACGGCTGCGTGACACATACACATATCTCGGAGGGTATTTCTTAAACAGTTCGCCTCTAGCCTTTCCCTCCAAAAACTGTAATTTAAGGAACATGAACACTTTTCTCCCATCCGGTATGATCGTCATTGCGTGCTCAATAAACTCTTTTGCATACTTATATGGAGGATTGGTAAGAATATCGCCATCCCACATTTCTGTTGTCTGCAAGAAGTCTATTCCACCCTCTCCATACCCTCTGTCGATAAGGTCCGTACTGCGTACCTCGTACCCAAGTTCTATGAGACGTTCTGATAAGTGTCCTTGTCCTGCAGAGCACTCCCAAATCTTATGATTCAGCTCTGCCCCCCCCTGTAACAATGCGTCTACTGCGATAGGGTCTGTCGCATAGTAGTCGTTAATCTCTCTTTCTTTCTCTGTGTGGTTGGATGCGCCAAGGGTTGTAAAAATACTCTTGCCGTTTCCGGTCCAATCTTTTCCCATCTCTGATCTCCTTATAAATATCCAAATCTATAACCATATATGGATTCCAGTTCTCCACGGCATACCTTACCAACCGAGTTCGGCGGTAGATTGTACAGACGTTCCGCCTCCCGGCATGAGAAAAAGATTTCTTCCTCATCGCCTATGCAGATAACCATTCTGTGTTTCCCTGGCTTGTCCTTGCGGTTTCCGCACTGTACGCCCTTGTCCGCCCATCTGAGGTTGTATATGCTGTTATCGAACCTCTCCATGTTATTTATATGGTCTACGGTGTCATACCGCCGTCTGTCTCCCATGAAGAAAGTCTGCATAACAATCTGGTGTCTCTTAAACCGTACTTGGTTTCCATCCGTATCTGTGAACATGCTGGAAATATCGTATTTATCTCCGTATGCCATATTGCAGAGAATTCCGTTTCTTATAAGTCTCCCAAATGTTGATATGTAGCAGTTGATGTTGAAATCATGTACGCTCTTAACTTCCAAATTCTCATCGAATTTTACAAGCTGCGTGACCTTTCTCCACTTTTCTTCTTTGTCCGGGTACTTCCGGCGGATGTAATCAAAAGTTTCTGATTCTCTCATAACTTCTCAAATGTGTATACTGAATGTCTCGTTGTTACTGTGATTTTTCCTTTTATCTCAATATAGGAAATTGCCATACTCGTTGTGAGTTCTCCGACATATGGTGTGCCATCGGCATTTGAAATCCACTGAATTACCATCTGTTCTCCGATTCTCACGTTTGGCTTGGTGCAGATTCTTCCTACTCTGTCAGGGTATCTCCCGTCTGTCCGGGGATTGCCCTCTCTGTCCGTTATTGAAACCACTTTGTAATTTTCCATAGTGTTCTCCTTAAAACAAATGGAACAAAAGCAGATCCTCATTGTCCGCCGGATCGCATTTCTCTTTCCATTCCAGTTTTCTCACGACATCCCACGTTTTCAGGCAGATATTGGATAAATCATATTTTTCATATACTCTACGGTCGATGAACAACCGCATATCCAAATCCTCTCCATAGAGGTTGTAGCTCATATATTTCAGATTGCGAATATCATCATCCGTTGCCTCGGCATGGAGCGTTACCGTGATTCCGTCCAACTGATTAAGGATCTTTCCGTAATCATCCATTGATAAACAAGCCGTGTACAGATACACTCTCTGCCGTTTGTTCTGCTTTTTCAGTGCCTTGATAAATCTCAACAGGCTATCCGGGTTGAGCATCGGTTCTCCGCCGGTTATCACAACTTCCTCATAGTCTGAGAGAACTGAAATATCTCCGATGCTCGCTACCTTTCCGATTGTCTCATTGCAGCATCCGGGGCATTTTCTGTTACAGGCTAATGTCACTATTACTCTTGCTGTCTTTTTCATGTTTCCTCCTTAATCCATGCCGTCATAAAGGCTTTCAGATAATTCAACCTGTTCGTCTGTCAAATCCCTAAGTGCATTGATTATCTTCATCTTTGTTTCTTTGCATGGGAAATATCCGTACTTTGCATATCTCAGCATCCGTTCAAAAGTGCTCATTGGAAATGGAATATCTTTATCAATTACAATCCGTTTAAGATGCAGATGTTCAAAAAACGCATCATCCATCAGGATTTTGTACTCAATGTGTGTTTTCGGTATTCCAATTTCCTCTAAGAAATGTTCATCTTCCAAAGTTTCAAACGGAAGTTCTTGGTTTTTCGCTACCGCACCAGTTTCATCCTCTACTTCCTCTTTGTAATATGCGAACTTCGTGATTGTGAAATCGAACTTATTCAGAATTTCTTCCGGTTTTCCAAATATTTTGCAACAAAGTTCAATCACAACACCTGTTTCAATGTGTTTGTACGCCTTTACATTGTCGTTTTCGTAGTGGAAATGATATTTCTCATCTCTTACATCGTCTCCGTCATATCCTGGTGTCTGGCTGTCAAAATACTGTACCGCATCATCAAAATCACTTTCATTCTCAAAGAAAATATCAAGATCCTTTACCTTTTCTTTATTGAATATGTTTTTGAAACATCCTCCACATATAAATCCTTTGTGACCGGTCATGTATTCATCAAGCCAATTTAGCATCCAGAAGTTTTCTCTATCTCTCTTTATTAGAGCCATGCTTCCTCCTATCTCCGTGCCATTGCCTCCTCGTATAACCGTTTATACACGTCCCTCTCGGCTGTGATTTTTGCGATTTCCAACTGTGTCTCAATGTCCGGCATCTCCACCTTTGCCACAACAGGTTCAGGTTCTTTCTTCTCCGGCTCCACTACTTCATTTGCAGCTTCCGCCCACTTCTTTACCAGATCATTCGATTTGATGTTAATTCCAATACCGATGCTTACTGCCAACGCTGCATCAATCTTTTTCATTTCCGCCATAGAACACTGCCCTATGTAATCTCCAACCTTATCCTTGTTTACCGTATCAATCTGCTCACAAAGCACGGTGGACGGATATTTTGAACTGTTGATTTTAACGTGTGTCGGTAACGGTTTCTTTTCCTGAGTGGTAAGGTAAACCACTTCCAAGATAGGACCTGCATTGTTGCCAATATCATTGCTTATGATTACCGCAGGTCTACCCCCCCCCTGTACATTTCCGCTATATTCACTCTCGTTGCGGATATAGAAGATTTCCCCTCTATAAAACTCTTTGCTCATAGTGTCCTCCTATTCGATTTCATCCTCCTGCGGCATCTCGAACACTCCAAGTGGTTGATCCGCCACATATTCACATACTAAGTCTCTGGGGTTTTCATCCTGTCCTCTTTCAAACAGCAAATTCATGGTGTAGCAGTCCATAAGCATTGAAATCGCCATTCTGCATTTTTCTTTCGTAGAATATCTGCCAATCACTACTCTGTTTTCTCCTACGAGGGCAGCAACTTTGTACCGCCCATCATATTTGCTGTCCGTGCTGTATTCTGTTACCTTGTCGTTGTTCAGAACTACCGCTCCATCCTGAGACTTAACAAACATCACGTTTTGCCTCTCTTTCCTTAATTCGCCCCATCTGTCGATTGATTTTGAAATCAATTCGATCCTCTACCTCTGCTACGCAGTTAAAAATAATTCCCAACTGTGTGAGCATAATCTGTACATCTGCAATTTCATCAATCACTGCTTCTCTCATTTCCGCTGTTTTCTCATCGCTACGGCGGAATTTCAGAATGGCTTTGATGAGTTCGGAACACTCTTCAATCGCCATATCCTCCTGTGCATCGTTTCCATACGTTTCTACGATGGTGTTGAGGTTTCTCATCTGTTCCTGTGTCAATACCATTACCTCCTAATATCTGATATTTAGATTTCCATGTTCATTGATCCAATCAATAATTTCCTTGAATCCAAGGCCTCCCTCATCCCACGGTTTCATAATGTACTCATACTGTTTGGGATGAGTGAGTTTCATCTTTTCAAATCTTCCTGGGGACTTTTCAAGGTGGCATCCATAGCCGCAGAACATACAACCAGTACGTTCGCATCCGGTCGTTTTGAGAACCGGCCTGCCGAGGTCGAAGATTTCCATATTGCTTACATCAGCTAATGTCATTTGACCGTGTGCCTCATCCTCTGTCACAACTTTTCCGTATACAGAACAGATTTCAAACCTCTTTGGCTGTTTTTTAATGTATTTTCTGGCTTTTCTTCTTTTGGTCTTATCTGCCCTGCATCGGACTTCCATGTTGCAAGCTGCTAAGTTCTGGTCGTATTCGTCCTGCAACTGCCGTATGTAGAGAAGTATGTCCTGCTCCGTCCAAAATGCCATTGGTTGGCTTTGCGGATATTTTAATTCAAACGCATTGCACCCTGTTTTCAGCCACCCTATCGTCCTCTTTTGACTTTCCGATGCAAGCATCGCAAGTATTGGTCTTTTACCGGTTTCTTTGTAATATTTCTTTGCCGGTCTTTTCTTCATTACAGCGCAGCACGTATCATTCACTTCAAATGGAGCTTCAAGCATGAACCGCCATTTTTCACAATTAAATCTTGATTTCTTGCTGCCCCCCCCTGTCGTTACTGCGCCTTGAAGCCGTTTTAATCTTGTTTTAGAACCTTTTCTTGCACCATATATACAATTACTGATTTCTTTTCCTATGAACGGATAGCCATATTTCTCAATTACTTTCCGAAATGTCAGTTTTGGTTTTATCCAATCCACATTTTCAAAAGTCTTAACAAACTCTCTTATC